TTAATAATCATCCGATCCCACAGCGTGGGGCATGGATGGGGCAAACTCACTCAATTTCTGGTTGAGGATGAGTACCTGGTCCTGGTTATTTTCAGCCATCCAGGATCCGTACACCCGGTAAACCATTTGCGCGTCGGTGTGACCCATTTGCTTCGCGATGAAGTTCGGGTTTGCACCAGCAGCTAACGACCAGCATGCATACGTGTGTCGGGACTGGTATGCTCTGCGATAGCGAATCCCGGCGCGCCGCATTGCTGCCTCCCATGACTGGTTAATCGACCCCACAGCGTAATGATGCCCGGCACGGCCATTACGCGCAGCGATCTGTGGGTTGAACACGAAAGTGCACGGATGCACATCAGTACGACCATACTCGCGCAGTTTCACTTCAACCTGGTACTGCTTGCCCAGGCGTGTTAATTCGGCCTGCCTCTTCAGCACGTCGATCGCTGGCTGAATGAGGTTGATGATGCGATCCGTTCCGGCGTCCGTTTTCGGAAGGGTGAACTCCTTCGTCAAAGTATGGTTCCGGCGGATGATCATCGTGCCTGCTTTCAGGTCAATATCTTCCCAGGCAAGAGCTACCAGCTCTCCGTGACGTACTCCGGTATAAACTGCCAGCGACCACATGTTTTTCAACTGCTGATGAGTGGATGCGTTAATCATCCGGATGAACTCTTCTCGCGTCAGTGGGTCAGGCTCAGTGCGTGCCCGTTTGAGCTGAGAAATACCATTAAACGGATTCGCTTTTACATACCCGCTATCAGCTGCAAAGTTAAACATACCTGACATGGTTCTCATGTAGTTGTTCACCGTTCTGACAGAGCGCCCTTTCACCGGTGTTTTCTGTCCTGTCTTCAGGACGTGATAACCGGTCAGCAATTCCTTTCTGATAAACAGCAGGTCTTCCTGCGTCACCGCTGAAGCCAGTCTGTCTCCGCCTATCCTTGGCACCATGTTGCGCGCTATTGATGTATAGCGAGACATAGCGTTGGTGCTGATTTCCATGCGCTTCAGCTCAAGCCACTTCTTCGCCAGTTCCATCACTGTTATTTCCTTACTCTCCACCCCGAATTTCTTCAGGTTAGGCGAGTCAGGAAACTGGGCGGCATAGTTGAAGTTGCCGGTCTTTATCGAAAAGCATACCGACGCACGCAGCTCGCCAGCGACCTTTCTGTTTTTTGGTGTATCCGGCACGCCGAGGCTTTCACGCACCCGGCTGCCTTTATAGATGAACCATATGCGGAGCGTACCGCCATGGTTCTCCACGCCTGTTGGGTATGCTGACTTAGCCATTATTCCCTCCTGACGTCCAAGAGCCCGCTAAGCATAAACGGATCTTCATTGGCGCGCACCTGGCTGTTTCTTTGACATGCTCTCAACCCACTGGTCGACAGCTTTACGGTTGTACATGCATTCGCTGTTTTTCTTCGGCACGCCGTCCGGTGAGACGTGAAGGTATTCCCGTCCTACCATCCAGCATTTTTTGCGGGCCCGCTCGATAGTGCCCGGGCGAAGGCCGGTAATCTCGACGAGCTTTTCTTCTGTTACCCAGTCGTTGGGCACGATCAAGGTCATTTCGCTCATGGGTGTCTCCAGGCAAAAAGAGGCCCGGCGTACCGGGCAAAAGGGATAACGGAGCAGTGCTATCGCACCCAATAGCCAGCTCATAACTGGCTATCAGTTGCGTCATGGTTTGATGTGCAGGCGAGGCTCACCATCTTTCGGCTCGGGCCATTCGCGGGCCATGTTGATACCCAACTTTCTTTCCATTGCCTGAGTGATTTGCTCATCAGTGATTCCAGCCCGACGCTGAGCATCCCACAGCAGAAATTGCATATCAGCCCATTCACTTAGGTCGCCAGGATCGGCGGCAGCTTCCAGCGCCTCTTTGGAAAGGTGCTTCAGCGGTCCGATGGGGCCGACATTACCGAAGGTCTTTTCTGGCCATTCAGCGTGGCGCCGCCGGATCAGGTTTCTGGTGAACTGTGATTTCTTCGATTCGTAAGGTTTCACGCTCTCTCCTCATGCCGCACGCTGGGCGCGCAGCTTCTTCAGGTGTTCTGCTGTTTCGATTTCTTCGGCGATCCGCTCAGCCTGTGCTTTGGTCAGCGGTTCAAATTCGTGTTGAAAGCGGCCCATGCTGGCAATGCAGGTGCGACCGTTGCGGATGTAGTGGATTACTTCGTGGGTAGCGCGGAGGATTTTGCATGGCGCGCCATTGGGATCGGCGTACCAGGTATTAGGCTGGATTATCCTGAACATTGGCTTGCTCCCGAAGCATGAGGAACACGATCATTGCACCGCGCAGCGGGTTGGACTGATACTGAACGCGGCATTCATCGAACTGGTCAACAGCATTCCACCACTCAGAACTGGCATCTTCAGCGCAATCCCAAACCAGACTAATGCGATTCTTCAGGATGAGTGGCCATGCTTGTTCTGGATTTTTGCATGGGTCGAACCCTCCGATGCAACGAGGCCCACGCACGATGGCGGCGGTAATGTCTCCGGGTTCCTGCCGTCCTTGATATCCCAACTTGGCATTAAATGGTTTGTGACCAGTAGCCTCTGCTACCAAGCAGTTAATTTCAAAGTCGCTTAGCTTGCTGTAATCCATCACAACACCCCCGCTTGTCGCATTTGATACACCACCCGCTCCAGCACATACGGCCGCAGTGTTTGCAAATAGGCCACATCACATCCCCCTCTGCTTATTCCGTAACTCGACAATCTGAAGGCATGCAACACACATCGTGCATCCTGGATACGCCTTCCTGCGCTCATCGCTAAGCTGTTCGTCGCACTCAACACAGTGCGTTGCTGATACGGCGTTGCGGTCGATGCGGTGAGCGGAAAGGGCAGCGTTAGGCTGAAGCTCTTCAATCTCTGCTGCGGTATCGATGATGTCTGCCATGGTCAATGCTCCCGGAACTGTCGGTTAATTCGGTTGAAGGTGAACGCCAGCAATAAAAAAGGAGCCTTAAGCTCCTGGGTGATTAGTTCCTTCATGCTGCACCGCCTTCATTCTTCTCGGCTTCGACCGCCATCTGCTCAAGCCGTCGCGATAGCTCGGCTGATAGCGTCTGAAATTCTTCCTCGGTCGCCACCGGGATCGGCACGAAGCGAATCCCGATATGTGCGAGGTGGTTGGCGATTTCGAGGCTCTTCCTCAGATCAACTGGAGAGGCTTTGTTCATGCGGCTTTCTCCCCGGGTAATAGTTTCAGACCATCATTCAGCGTGCGCTCAAGGTTGGACAATATTCCTCGCAACCTCTTTACCTCTTCATCCTCTGTCAGTCGGCGCGTTGCTTCCCATAGCGTCCTTGTCAGTACATAGATAGGGACATTCGGGTCGAGGCCAAGCGCTTTCGCCAGATCTTGCTGAGCGTCGGTTAACCTTTCCTCAGATTCCTCCCGGCGCTTACGTCGGCGTTGCAACTCCTCTTCACTTTCTTGGCGCAGGTTCTTCAGCCTTTCATCGTTATCCCTAATGTGCTGCTCAAGGCGCTCCTTTGATCGATGTGCTCGGCAAACAAGATCGGCGATTTCGTTGCCATGTCGCTTCATTAGTTTTTGGTCGCTGAGGTAGGTGTTGATTACGCGGCTTTTTATTTGGGTTCTCTCTGCCTGCCGGGTCATGCCGTCCATAAGCAGCTTCATCCAGGCATCGCGAGGAAGGGTATCAATCTGGCGCATGGTAGGCCCCTTGAGGGTATGCCATCCAGATTCCTTCCGGATCATCAAGCCACAACCATCTGGAATGTCGCTTCTCTTGAGCATGCCTTCGGGAACAGCAAAAACAACGCCGCCTGCGTAGTTGAAGTATTTGGTGTATTTGCCTGCTGTAACGTCAGCCCGGAAATCACTTACGCTGACTTTGACCTCATAGACGACAGGGCAGAACTTGCTGTAGCTGTGAGCAATAGAGTAGACATCAGGTCGACACGTACCGGCGGGCCCTAGCTGCATGTCCTCCCAGCAGATGCGCGCTGTGTTCTGGCGCAAATGCTCTGCAAGGTCATGAGCAAGCTCGTTATGACCCCATTTTTTTGTTGTCATTGTTCGGCTCCAAACCGCCCGTTAAGGCGGCCAGTTTTGACGACGAACTCCAGGAGGCTAACTCCCAGAGCTTCAATTTTCTTGTGATGCTTGTTGATGATTGGAGGCACAGTTTCGTTCCAGTTCGGCTTTGGCTTCTTGCGCATGGCCTGCTGGATTTCTTCGGTGCAGCGGCGGCAGGCGGCGCGAATTGCGTTGTCTGTTTCTGGCGTCATGCGGCCTCCGTTTTCACCACATCGATGACGCATCCGGGCAGCAATTCAACCGCGGCGGTGGCGCATTGGTTTCCCCAGTGGTGCCAGCCTGGCGACGAGCTGCGGCTGAACAGCTCAATGCGAGGCACATCACCGTAAAGCAGTTCCAGCCGGTGGCGAACTTCCCACGGCTTTTCGCTGTGCGCACCGAGCGGGCTATAGATCACCTGCTTAATCCCTGCATGCTTACGTTCCAGCCCAGCGCCGCGGGTGGCAATCAGCAGATCTTCGGTATTTGCCCGGGTGTGGTTGCCGCCGTTCATGCGCGTCTCGGCGTTAAGCAGATCGAGGAAGTCGTAAAAGTCGGTGATTTCACCCTCGGTCAGCGCCTTGTTGATGCGCAGTTCAGCGTTCTGATTCAGCTTCACCCAGGTAAAGCCCTTCATTGTGCGAACGGTAAAGCCCCAGGCTTCGGCCAGCTCGATCGCCTCCTGGTTATGCGTGCCGGTGTACCACATCGCCAGCACCGCGTTTTCGGCAGCCAGTTCCCAAACCGGCAGGCGCTTTATGTCGATGAGCTTCATGGTGGAGTAGTGATCGGCAGCGGCGCCGTTGCTGATGGTGTTGCCGTAAGACCATGGCGGGTCGACATACAGAAGTGAGTATTTCGCTGTCATGCAGCCTCCTGCCTTTCCCGATATTCCTCAGCCAGGCGTTGCGCCTTTAATGGATTGCTGACCACTTCACCCCATGGCATTAGCCAGCCGTTACCAATGAAGGGAAGGCACACAGTGCCAACCCTGATGTCGTCGTGAGCGTGAGTCATAGGATGGACTCCATTTCGTCGATGTAGAGGCCCTGAGCAATCAGGCGGCTACGGCGTGCTGCACGTTCAATGCATTCCTGCCGTCTACCTTCCTGCGACTGCTGTATTGCGCGCCGGGTGAACAGCCGCGATTTACCCTGCGGCGTTACAACCTTTGGCTTGGTGACCAGCTCGAATGTCCGGTCGCAAATGCCGTCCTCGTTGATCCATTTTTCCGACTCAACGATCTGAGCTATCTGTCCGGAGCCGCGGGTAATGCCGTTGGCTACCCGGTTAAACTCGATGAGCGTTACGCCAAACTTCTCGGCGATTTCGCTACCGGTGACCGGGCGGCCTCGCGTCTGAATCATCCAGATAACGCGTTCACGGAGGCCGGAGAATTGCCCGGTTCGCCCGGGCCTGCGGTAGAAGGGTGTGCGTTTCATGGCGGCACCTACTTAATAAGGAGTGAAGGTTTGCCGAGTTTTATTTGCGCGCCAGGTACATCCACGCCAGCTTCGATTTGGTGTTTGATAGCCAATTTATCTGGCTTGATGCTCGTCTCGTATTCGACGAATTCAGGAGGAAGCGCACTGGCATCCGTAATTTCAACTGACTTAGACGGCGCGCGAACCGTTACCTGATGAATGCCTGCCTTCAGTGATTTCTTCCCTGCTGTTTCGAGGGAGGTGGCTACATAATCTTTCATGCTCGCCACACGGTTTTCTGCGGCTTTTGCGCGTTCTGCAAGACGCTTGCTTTCTTCTTTCAGCGCCTCGGCATAAGCAGATTCGTTTTTGCAGACAGCAAGGATCTGCTCGACCTTTGCTTCCAGCTCCCACTCAATCCCATCAAGGGTGTCGGCTATCATTTCAGGCTCCATGCCTGAATCAGTCAGCTTTGCGAAATCATTGGCGATCTGGTAAAGAGCTGTCATTGCGTAACCTCTTCGAATTTTGCTTTGCACTTGGCATAGACGGCCTGAACCTCTTGTTGAAGCTGCATTCCGACCGTCATTTTGTAAGCTGCCTGGAAGTGAGTTTTGAGAGCATGCATATTTTTCGCCTGCTTCATGTCCTCACACAGCGACTGGATGGTGTTGGTGAGTTCCTGTTTTGCGTTTTCTTCTGACTGAATGATCTCGCTTTCAGGGGTGTATGGCATAACTGGCTCGGTGTATATGCCTTCGCTCTCGTTGAGCACATCGACGGCATTATCCAGTCGGTCAGCACGCGGCCAGTATTTATAGGCTCTCTTGACGATCGTCTTCCTTGCCATCTCAGACCAGAAGTTGACCCATGGGCCTTTTGGTGATGTTCCCGCTTTGCTCACTTTCCTGATTTCTTCTATCTCAGCGAGGCTCATCTCTTCAGTGAGATAGTCGCCATCAGCTGTTTTAACTGTGCAGTAGCCACCGATAACGGCGCCGCGATCGTCAGGTGTAGCAAATGGGTTGTATTTGTGAGCTGGCGCCTTATCGAGACCCAGCGTCTCGTAGTCGTCACCAGCATGAACGAGCTTGCACTGGCCCCACTTAATGACGCCAGCCGACTGGGCAATGTGCAGAAGGCCCATATAGCTGATATCGAGGCAGACCATACCGTCGCGCGGAACCAGATAAGCCAGTTTGCTGGCAGGGTTCAGGCTAATGCCGACAGCTGCAACGTTGATAATCGCGTTCTGGGCGCTGGTGGGGTTGGCAATCGCCGTTTCTGCCAGTTTTTGATTGCGCTGGAATAACTGGATAGCGAACTGGCATTCCTTTGCCCAAGTCAGAGACTGGTCGGTAAGGGCTCCGACAAAAAGCGGCTCCTGTTCCTTAACGAACTGAATCAGATCGAAGCTCATAATTACTCCTTAAAACGGGCAGGGCGCTTGGCGCTGCCATTCTTCTTCGGCGCGTGCATATGCACAGGTCGAAATGTATTCGTTGTATGCCTCTTCGGCCTTTTCTCCGATAAGCGCAAACTGGGCTTCCTGGGGCAGGAACAAGCTGCTCATTTCCAGAGGTTTCGCAGGGAACATGGCAATCAGTTCTTTCGCCCGGTCGTCGATCCACTTCTCTTTCTCGTCGGTGAGTTGCTGCTCAACCCAGCGCCGATCTTCGATGCGGTCGTAAGTGAGGTATGCGTTCATGGTTGCCTCAGTAATGAATTTTCGCGCAGGGGATCAGGTCATCTTTCAGAGCGGTGAGCACTTCGATAGCCTGTTCGCGGGTTAAGCTGGTATTGCTGGTGAGCGCGTTAACGATGTTGGTGCCGACCGTCTTGCGATGCTTCACGTCAGCTTCGCGCTTGGCCTGCTCGTCGGCTTTGCGCTTCTCTTCGGCCAGGCGTTTCTCTTCTGCCTGTTTTGCCTTAAGGCGCTCAGCCTCAACCGCCGCGGCTTTTTCGCGTTCCGCCCGGGCTTCCGCTTCCTGCTTCTCGCGAGCTGCACGCTGTTCCGCTTCGACGCGCTGGCGTTCAGCCAGCTCTGCACGTGCTTTCTCTTCGGCTTCACGGCGCGCTGCGGCTTCAATCTCCGCTTTGTGCTTCGCTTCTGCATCTCGGCGGGCTTGCTCTGCTGCTTCCTGCTTAATTCGTTCTTCATGCTCGCGTTGAGCCTGTTCCGCCTGGCGGCGCTGTTCTTCGCGGTCACGGTCGATATCCTTGTTCATCAGCAGGGCCATTTCATGGTCTGCTTCGATCTTGGCAGCCAGTTCCTGATCGAACATGATGTTCATTTCCAGAGCTTCGGCGTGCAGCGCGTTCATGGCTTCTTCAGCCTTAATGCGTTCCTGCTCGGCTTCCCATTCGGTCAGCGGGCGGCGGGTGGCATCGCGTAGCTCGTCGCAGGCATCAACGAATCGCTTAATTTCAGCCTCAGCCGGACGCACAGCCTCTTTCAGTCGCTTCAGGTACTCACGGCCAGGCTTTTCGATTGCCGTCTTACTGCGTGATACCTGCGCCGCCAGAGAGGCGACACGGTCACGGCCTTTCTTCGTGGACAGGTCCGGTACTTCGTTTACTGCCTGTCGGATCTGTTCGAGGTAAGCATCAAGGCCGCCAGCTACGTAAAGCACTGGCGCCTGTTCCGGCTTGATTTCGATGACAGTTAAGTCCGTTACTTCGCTCATGGTTTCTCCTGAAATTTGGATGTGCAGATCCCGCCCGCAGAAAGCCAGGCCGATCGGTTAAATAGGATGGTTAGCGGTTTAGCCAGTCGTTACAGTGATGCATTGCAGTATGGCACTGCTCTACGGTGAACAAGCCGAAGTGGCATTCGTGAACAGGCATACCCATCTTGCCGGCCAGCCATTGATAAGCTTCAGTGCGCGTCATGGCGCCAGACTTCCAGATGCGCTCAAATGGCAACTTGCAGCTCTTCCTGGCATCACGGGTTGGCTTGTCTGCCAGAGTCCCAAGCGGGATCGCAGTGAAAGGATGAAGTCCGACGTATGCTCCGCAGCATTCGCAAAGATATACGTACGGCCAGTCACTGAAGTCGCGTCCGTAGACTTCTCCATGAGTGCCGATCCGCACTGAACCAGAGCACAGGTGACAATTTGTTGGCACTGGAAGAGGATTCTTTACCCTGGCCGTCGCCTTTTTGCTTGGATTTGCTGGAGTTTTGATTTCCATATCAGCGGCCTCAGTGAACCATCGGCTCGCCGCGCTCATTCAGCAGCACAACGACGGAATCACTTTTGATGATGGTTTTTTCGAAGATGTTGAAGGCGTACAGGCCTTTCTCAACGTTCGCAGAGGCGCGATAAGTTTTGCCGTGGTGTTGCAGCATTGTGCCCGGTAAAACCTCGCCACGTGGCACTGATGCGGTGCCGTAGTGCATTCCGATCATACCTTCACCTCAACCTGTTCCAGGAGGCCAGCGATATGCATCTGCCAGCGGTTAAGTACCAGCTTTTCACGCGGTGCAGATACCGACGTCAGCTGCCACTCGTTATCGTTGAGCTTTTTGGCGGTGTACTGCTTGCCGTTGTGGGTGACTGTCATGATTCAGTCTCCAGGTGTCCGTTGCTGCGCAACCATGCGATAACTTCATCCACATCAAGCCGTTCAAGAATGTCTTCTATGTGACCAGCGGCCTCAGCCCAGTCTATGTAGTCATCAAGATCAATTTCCTGAAAGAGCGCCTTGCCTTCAATTTCAGAGACAAGGTCAGAGAGTTCCACTCCACGAACTTCTAAATTGACGTGGTCGCGGTAACCACTTGTTGAAACATCAATACCTGTAGCTTTCACTTCAAAATCAATTGTCATAAATCCTCTTGGCCTTATCGCGGCGAACGGAACGGTTAATACAAGACTTCAACGCATTTATTCAGTGTTTCAATGGGCGGTGGATGGCCGCCGGTTGTCATAACTAAGCCGCCTCGGTGAAGCGACTGAGGTATGAAAAAACCCGCCGTGGCGGGTCTTCAGAAATAGTCTTTATGGTCGTGCATCGCTCGCTGGAGGATCACCTTTGCATCTTCAAAGGTGGCAGATTCAAAAGCCTCTCTTATGGCCTTAGCCAGGCAAGTCGCATCGCTTTCATAGTCATCAGCTCTGCTTTCCCAGTTTGATGCCTCTTCTTCAGCCTCATAAAGGCGATCGCCATACTCGCACTCGAGTTCCTGGCGCACTTCATCACGAAGCTTCTCCTTGATGATTTCGGAGGCTTCTTCAATCGGCATTGTTTCCAGAATCGTCTCTGGCTGATGAGTGCCGTATTTCAGTGAGATGTCAGTAGCAAACATGCAACCTCCAAAAAAATGCCCGCGCGCTGGCGGGCCAAGAAGACTTTTCCAATCCAACCAGAACAGGATCATCGTCTCCTGTGCGGTTGAGATGGCAGTATTACCATCACCAAGCATCGGCACCCGGTGCTTGAGGCTGGCTCTGTCGTTACCCGCTGATGCGGGAGAAATGCTTTGGTGGTGTGGTGCCTGTCGCACAGGTAGAGCGTTTGCCGCGTGCTAATAGCAGCCTTCACCACACCCCAAAACATTCCAGTTAGTGCCGGGATATTTATCCGCGCCCGGCGCGCGCTCCCTTGCTTTCCACAGTCAAAGGAATGCCGTAGACTGATGAATCCACAGTCAAAAGGAGGTTTTATGTCAGATATTGCTAATCCTAAAACACACCCTGAGCTTGCAGCAGCTCAATTGGTAATTGAGTTAGTGCGCGCTGAACGTGTTCCCATTCATCATGACAATGTGAATGGTCTATTGAAGATTTATGACCAGGCATTACAGCACTTTAAAACTGACCATTTTGAAGATGGCAGTGATAGGTAGTTAATTGTCGTATAGTTTAAAAAACGCCTCCCGGACGGTTTGAGCAATTGCTTTTGCTTTTTCCGTCCTGTTTTTCTCATCAATAAAGACCTCATCATTAAGCCTCTTAGCCAGAAGCTCTGCAGCTATTGACTGCACTTGTTCAGGTAATTCGTAAAACTTCATAAGCACCTCTCGTTTTGTTTACCGTCAGCCCCTCGTAAAGAGCTGCTGGTAAAGCTTCCCCGATGTTCGGGAACTGAGCAGCAAACCATTCCGGTGCGGAGTCCTCTTCGTGTGCTATACCCGCCACGCGTTACACACCTGCCTCAATCCCATTGGGCGCCATTTCAATTTGCCAGGAGCGCTCCGGGTGATTTGCTGCTTGACTGAATTCTTAATGAGCAGGCGACTTACTGTCCGCCGCTGGCTAACTTCGCTCAGCTGTCGATGTTTCGTTTCGATGGGGTAAATTTAGCGTGATGCTAAATTATGCGCAATAGCAAAATGCTAAATTGTTGGTGAGTTTTATTTAGCGTATTGATTAATAAGCGATTAAAAATTTACAGCGCAGGGATTCGGGACGTAAAAAAGCCCGCGCGATGGCGGGCTTGATGGGGTTTGCGTGAGGTTATGGGATGTTTAGTATTTTGGCATCAACCACAACGCCGATAATTTTGCAGTTTCCATTAACCTCTAGCATTGGATATGCGGGGTTAAGTGGCTTAAGGAAGCGTCTGCCGGCATCGATTACAAGCTTCTTAAAGGTCGCTTCGTTATCGCCTTCCAGCTTTGCTACAACCAGCTTCCCGTTGCGCGGTTCGACTTCAGGGTCAACAAGTATCGCAGCCCCCTCGGGTATGCTCAGCCCGGCAGGGGAGGTCATAGAATCCCCTTTAACGTCCAGCCAGAATGAATCTTCTGAGCAGTCAACAGTCGTGTCATACCAGCGATCTATCGCTCTTCGGTGATAAGGTTCTACAGCTTCCATCCATTGCCCCGCGCTTACCCAGCTGATTACAGGATAACTTCCTTTTGTCTCGTTCAGTCCTCGAAATGCAACGTTCGAAGGTTCTTCACTGGCGTGTAAAACATCCATCCAGCCAAAAGGCAGATCAAGCGCAGTTTCAATTTTGCGAGCCATCTTATCGCCGATATTGCGATGAGGGTTTGGTCCCAGTAGCTGGCTAAGCGCAGCCGGACTTGTCTCGATGAGCTCGGCGAACTGCGCCTTAGTCATTCCAGACTCGTGCTGGCGCTTCTCATACAGCGCTTCCAGGTTGGCTTTTCTGATTTCTTTATTTTCCATCCCTGCATTGTTACTGCTTTTAGCAAAATGATAAATGTGCAAATTGCTAAATGATGCTTGCGTAGTATTTAGCATAACGCTAAACTCCAAATCAAACGACTCACCCGGAGACACCAATGAGCACTGAACTACACCGCTGGCGTAAGGCCGCCACTACCGACGAATGGGCGCAGCTCGCAAAGTTGGCTAACACGACGCCAGGTTACCTGGACCAGATCGCCTACGGAAATCGCCGGGCATCTCCAGAAATGGCATCTGCTATCGAGAAAGGCACGAAGAATTTTCACCGCCAGGCCCCGGTCCTCAAAGAAAGCCTGGTATTCGCATCGCCGCGTGATACTGCGGCCTAACCACGAAAGGGAAAGCAATGCATTCACTTGCGTATCAAGAGAATAACGGATTCACGACGAATCCGATGATTTCGAATTATCAAGGCGTTCCGCGCAATACCAGTAAGCTAACTCGTATTCGCGAAGCTGTTCGCGCCTGGCAGAAGGCAACGCCAGGTCAGGCTCAGGTCCACATTTCGCAACTGGTAGCCAAAGAGTGGCTGGCACGAGGCGGTCGTGGGTTACTGCTGGCCGGTTCAGAGCACAACACAAAGCAGAACTTCTTCCGGATGATTAACGATCCGGGCCCGAAGAATGACAAAGGATTGATGCTGCTGATCCCAGTCATTGTCGATGTGATGGCGCGGGATAACGAGCAGGTAGCGCGTCAGTTCGGCCTGGTGAACGGTAAAACGAAAGAGGAGTTGATTGCTGATGCCATGAAGGAGTGCGCGGAAGCGCATCAGGCGAAGCTACTTGGTCAGCCGATACAACGCCTTGAGAAAGAGGTGAGGGAAGCTGCTGAATCGCTGCTGAGATTTCTGCCAACTGACTCAATCGCTGCGGTGGTGACAAGTCTGGCCGCTATGGCGCCGGGAGTCATGTGATGGGAAGTATCAATAAAGGCGAAAGCCGCGCTGTTGGTAGCAGCAACGGCTTTCAAGACACTGTGTTACGCCAAGTAACGGGAGTAAGTATGTCAAAAACTCGCAAAAAGTACCAGGAAAAAGAGGAACGTCGCCATCCAGATTCACCAGATGGCCTGGTTGTCGCTGCCTCAAAAAACCGGGCGTTCGCGGAGCGCTTTGTTGGCATGGCAAGACTGGCACTGATTCAGGCAGGGGTGAAGCATGGGCGTCGTTAAGCATTTAGCAGACTACAGGCCGCCGCTGGAGGTCGTGGAGCATCGTGTGGCGCAACTGGAAGATGGGTTCACTCGCGTCGCGAATGAGCTTCTTGATGCCGTTATGGCTTCAGGTTTGAGCGAAACTGAGATGTGCGTTGTGCTGGCCGTCTGGCGCAAGACATACGGCTTCAATAAAAAAATGGATTGGGTCAGCAACGAGCAACTGGAGCAGATGGTTGGTAAGCACCACACGCATTGCTCTACTGCAAAAAATCTGCTGATCAGCAAGAAGGTATTCATTCAGGAAGGCCGCAAAGTTGGCATGAATACCAATGTTTCCGATTGGAAAACGAAGGTTAACGGATTCTGCAAAACATTAGCTAAACCTACTAAGAAAACCTTAGCGGAAGTTTCTAACAGAACTAAGCAGAAGGTGCTAACCACAAAAGACAATAATCAAAATACAGAAAGACAAGATCCCCCTAAATCCCCCCAGGGGGAAAACTCACTCGCTCAGGAAGTGATGGATTACTTCAACGAGCTAACCGGTAGTCGTTGTGCTGCGCTGGCACCTTTTGAGAAAGCTCTCTCCACGGTGAAGAGCAAAGACCAGTGCTACACCGCTGAAGAGCTGAAACTCGTTATCCGCTGGGCCCATGTGAACTGGGGTCACGGCTTCAAGCCAGAGAACCTGTGCCGTATGACCCGCTTTGATGGATACCTGTCAGACGCCCTGATATGGGCAGATGGTCATGGAAGCAACCCGAAAGCCTGTCCGCACGAAGAGATCATCAAGCTCTGGAATGAAAAATTCCCTTCGAAGGCTGTGTCGCTGCATGAGTGGAACCGCCGCCGTCCGGCCTATCGAGACCTGGAAGCTGTGTGGAACGGCAAAACCACCCAGGGCAACTGGCGAGAACTGAAGCACATGGGAATGGCCTTCGAGCTGATTAGCAAGTCTTCCCTGTTTGGCACCAGAGGCGATCAGCCATGGCTGACTCTCGACTGGATACTGAATCCGAAGAACTGGGGATCTGTCTACGAGCAGGCCATCAACGAGCACCGTCAGCGCAAGGGAGTCAAAGCATGAGCCGTTTTATCGATTTGTACGTTGAGCAGGCCGTCATCGGCGGGATCATGCTTGCAGCAGGTCGCGCAGATGGCGCCGACATGGCTACCGATGCGATTGAGGGGCTGACTGAGGACCACTTCACAGCAACGCCACATAAAATGGCCCTGAAGTCCTATAAGCGACTCAACGAATCCGGTTCGAAGATAGACCTGCTTACGCTGACCAGCGACCTTGAGCAGCTCGGAGTGCTTGAAAGTGCGGGTGGTTTCGCTTACCTGGCTGAATGCAGCAAAAACACTCCGTCTTTCGCAAACCTTGCTGCCTACTGCGAAAAGCTTCGTGAAATGTACCTTGGTCGCCGTATGACCCTGGCGTTACAGGTTGGGATCCAGAAGCTGTCTGAACCAACGACCGAGGGTATCGCAGACATCATTGGCAACATTCAGGCCGATATCTCTGGAATTGAGCACAGCGCTGACTACGGAACTGAACACATCACCACTGGCATCGACATGTCGCTGGAAACCATCCAGGCGATCATCAATGGCGACATCTGGAAATACAAAACAGAGCTCGGTATGTCGACCATCGATAGCGCTTTCGGAGGATTCAACAATACGGATTTTATCGTTGTTGGCGGACGTCCTGGCATGGGGAAAACCATGTTTAGCACCACAGTGACAGAAACCGTAGGCCTGAAAAACAAAAAGCCGGTGCTGTTCTTCAGTCTCGAAATGCCAGTGGAACAAATCTCTGAGCGAGTCGCTTTCCACCGGGCGCGGGTAAGCAAAGAAGATCTGCTGAGCAAAGTTAGCGGGAAAATGGACGAGGCATGGGGGAAGGTTAGTCACTGCATGAAGGAGTTCATCGACTCTCCAATCTACATCAATGACAAGCCATCCCTGAGCGTTCACCAGGTGCGTGCTGAAGCGCGCAGAATGAGCAAGAAGCTGGGCGGACTGGGCGTGGTCATCGTCGATTATCTTCAGAAAATGCGGATGTCAGACCCGGAGAACATGAACCGCAGCGTAGGGGAGATCGCCACTGGACTGAAAAACCTGGCGAAAGAATTGCGTTGCCCGGTCATCGCTCTGGCCCAGTTGAACCGAAACCTGGAGCAGCGCGCTAATAAGCGTCCCGTTGCGGCAGACCTGCGGGAGTCTGGCGTTATTGAGCAGGAGGCAGATGTGATCTTCATGGTGTATCGGGATGAGAAGTACAACGAAAACACCGAACTGAAAGGCATCACCGAAATCATCTGTGTGAAGTCCCGCCATGCGCCGGGGGCAGAAAAGACCTACCACTTCAGCAGCCGCTACTCAGGCCTGGACCCGGTAGATTTCACCTACAGCGGCCAGATGCAACAGGAGGCTGACTATGAGTGCTAAGACGATGAAAGGCAAACAGGCAATTCTGCGTTATCTCGAAACGCACCGGACCTTCACCGCGAAGGATGTGGCCACAGAGTGCGGCATGACCATCAACTGCATCACGAAGAATGCTATCGATCTGGAGCGGGCCCGCAAGATTGTCCGAGTGAGCAAGGTCTGGCGAACGGTGACTTATCGCCTGGCGACGCCGGAAGAGCAGGATGGTACCGCGCGCAGCTGCACCAACGGAATATTTCAGGAGTGCCGAAACAGCGCGGCGATGAAGCGAGTATTGATGGTTTGGGGGGAGAGTAGGGGTATGACAAATTTAAGCGCAGTAGAAAAAATGGCTGAATTAATGCAGCAGATGGAAGAGAACTCGCCGCGAGTTGCAACGCTCCAGTATTTCCTGAAACAGGTTGCGGAAAAAGTGGAAGACGCAGAAAAGCGCAATGCGGAGCTTGAAGCTAGATGCGCGGCGCTGGCTGCGGAATTAAGTGCAGTAGACGCTATTCACAATGACGCGGTGTTCATCACTGACGAGCACTACGAGCAATGCCCGCCAGAAGTGCAGAAAATGATTCGTTCACTGGCTGTGTTGCAGATTCCTGCGTACCAGGCTTTCCTGGCTGAAGTGCGAGCCGCCGCGGTAGACGAAGTTTGCCTGAAAATTAGCAATGCAATTATTAATTGCTATCAGGACGAACAAATTGGGCTTGATGCAGCAGCAACTATCTGCGGTGACTTCGCCGCCCAGCTTCGAAAAGGAGGTGCATCATGATCATCCTTACCAAAGAATGGCTCCTGAAAACAATCGCGGAGCTTGAAGAGGAGCGCGATGCTGTGCCCGGAGTTGTAAACGAAGATGCGGCCATGGCGCTCGCTGCGATGAAACTAGCGCTGGCATCGCTCGAAGCGGATGGTACCCTCGCCAATGAGGGCACCATAACAGCCACGCAGTTTAAGCCGGTAGCAGACCTGTACGGCTTAACCTCGCCAACCGGCAGCGAAACATCATTCACTTTCGACGCTGTTGAAGCTCGTGATTTTGTTGATGGCGGTTGGTCATGCCAGGAGTACGTGGAGCTTGAACGCTTTCAGGAGGCTGTGAGCGGCAACTCTCCGGTGATTCCGGATGGTTGGGTGGCTTGCAGTGAGCGTATGCCAGACATCGGCACAGAGATATTCTATTTCTGCCAGGATGATGGTCTGAGAGATTGCGGGATTGTTAGTTCATCAAATTTCAGCGGTAAAGGCGACGCACAGCTATACGTTCATGCTGAAGGCTATGACCTGCGTTTCGGCGTAGATATAACCCACTGGATGCCACTGCCAGCAGCGCCGCAGCAGGAGGCTAAAAATGTCTAAATTGAAGACAGGCAATGTTTATATCGAAATATCTCACAATCAGGAAGGAGGTCTTTCCCTCTGCGTAAGCAACGATGATGGTGGTTATCGTATTTCCGGCTCTAAGGTAGGCGGCTGTGAAACTCTGAAGTGCTTCGAGGTTAATGCCGAGGAGCTAATCGAGCAGATTCGTGAGCACGTGAAAAAGGCAGCCGCAGAGCCTGAGTATATCGACGAAATCGCTATTCAGGCAGGAATTGACCCAGCCGTTGCTGATGCTTACATGCAGGGATATCACGACGCTGAAGTGCAGAGAGCTGAGAAGCAGGATGCAAACTGATGTGATATAAAACCCCTTCATGGTGGAGGGGTTACTTATGTCAGAATACGAGAAGCTGTCAGAAGACCTGTATCGGGAGGCGTGTCGAATTGTTGGGGAATGCTGCTTGATGCTTGCCAGCAATGATGCGGAAACAAACAGAGGCCAGTTAGTTCACGAGTTAAAACGGCTTCACTGGGAAATCATGAAGAGCACGGATGAATCAAATCTGCCGATTTTGCTGGCTATAGAAAGGCTTGCTACCAGCGAGGACTGGAAGAATCCATACCTTGGATGATGCCTAACCCATTCGACGCAGAAAGGCTGTAAGAAAAAATAGCAAACTATTTTAACTCATTGATATATACACATGTTTTACAATTTAACTGCTTCTATTCCTCTTTCTTGGTGGTACATTCATTTGGCGATGTAAAACCAACAGGAGGCGTTATGAGTATCGATCAACTTTGCATGAAACAAGAGTGTTGGGCATTGGAGATGCTTGGTAGGGTTGGCGCTTTAACACAGTGCCCTCATCATGAGAGCACTTATGTTGATGAGGGCATAGAAGAGTCCGACATCTACAAATACGCTGCTGGAGCTTATAAAAAAAGCAATGGTGGTCATCCATTTGAAAATTTTAAAGAGATGACTGATGCCGTTAAAGCCGCATACGAAGAGCACGGTGGAAATGATGTTTGCCCGCTGTGCTTTAAACGCGTGGACGACTAACTCATTGGCCTCTTCGGAGGCCTTTCTCTTCAGTTGATTTTGTTGAATCAACCGTCCATACTTTCCTTGCTGATGGCCTGAACACCCATTGGTGACTTCTGCGCATTTAAGGGGACTTAAATGCGACCACAACCTGAACTCCTCACCTTGTCACAGATGCAGAAATGCACCTGCGATTTTCTGCATTCTGCGGTTTCCGTTAAGGAGGCCGTATGACTCTGCCAGTAGACGGCATCAAACTCCATCGCGGTAACTTTGCGGCCATCGGCCAGCAGATTCAGCCATTGCTGGATGCCGGGCAATGCTTTCGCCTTCAGGTGAAGCCGTGGCGCGAGAAGCGCAGCCTGTCGCAGAACGCGCTCAGCCACATGTGGTACACGGAAATCAGTGAGTACCTCATCGCCCGCGGCAAGACCTTCGCTACGCCTGAGTGGGTCAAAGACGCGATGAAGCACACCTATCTCGGTTACGAAAGCAAAGACCGGGTGGATGTCGTGTCCGGAGAGGTCACGACCGTGCAGTCACTCCGCCATACGTCAGAGCTGGAAACCGGCGAGATGTACATTTTCCTGTGCAAAGTCGAAGCCTGGGCGATGAATATCGGCTGCCACTTGACCATTCCGCAGAGCTGTGAATACCAGCAGCTGCGCGATAAGCAGGAGGCCTGATGTCAACTCCACTTTCCCGCGTTATCTCAAACGAAATATTCCGCGTCCCGGCGCGCCGCAAGCGTAAGCCCGCGATTAAGCCGTCCGATATCCCGACTCTGAAAGGCTACACCGCCCGCCTGGTGGATCAGAAATGGCTGCGTCTCGCGGCACGGAGGAATCATGCGTAAACCATCCCGCCGTAAGTGCAAAGTATGCGGTGAATACTTCGTGCCGAAATTCCACGACATCCGGATCCGCTGGTGCTGCCCGGAACACGGCGCAATCCTCGCGATGGAAGAGCGCGAAAAGGAGAAGGTTAAGGCCGCGGCCAAGCGCATCAAGGAGCAGAAGGAAGCCGAGAAGGCCGGGCGAAAACGCCGCAAGGAACGCCTGGCAGAGCTACGACCTGCCGGGTACTACAAGGCGCAGGCTCAGCAGGCATTCAACGCCTACATCCGTGCGCGTGATGCTGATTTGCCATGCATTAGCTGCGGCGAGACCAACCCACCCGATCTCCATGGCGGCCAGTGGGACTGCGGCCACTTCAAGACTGTAGGCGCTAACCCTGAATTGCGCTTTGAAGAGCGCAATGCCCATAAGCAGTGCAAGTCATGCAATGCCGGAGCGGGCAAGTACACCGCCAAGGAGGCGACCGTAGCGCAGCAATACGAAGCTGGCCTGGTCGCTCGTTACGGGCAGGATTACGTCGACTGGCTCAATGGCCCCCACGAAATGACCAACTACCGCCGGGAAGACTTCATCCGGATCCGCGATGAGTACCGCGCCAAGCTCAAAGCACTGAAACAGCGGGAGGCAGCGTGAAGACATTCACTCCAGTTGAAGCGAGAAAGTTCGTTGCCAGCACCTGGTATGAAACGACACAGCTTTCGAAAAGAGAAAGGCTGTATGCGAAAGCTCGCGAGCTGATAAGCGGCGATCGAGCGGAAATTATCTGTCAGACAGAGAACCCTGAATACAGAAAGTCAGCACGGGAGTGGTGGAATCATGACCAGAGCTGATTTCGAAAAGTACCAGGCAGAAAGCGTTAAGCGCGCCAATCTGCCACCAGTAGCAAAGCACAGCCAGACCAAAACTAATCAGCCACAGAAGGAAGCCGCATAATGAAACTGGAATTAACCAACGACCAGCATCAATGGATAGACCAGTGGCTCCAGTTGTGGGGCGCATGGTGCCAGACCGGCAAGATTGATAAAGCGATGATCAACATGATTGCCAGATTCATGGCTACCGTCGAGCCCCAGCAAGCATCACGACCGGTATGTAGTGATGATGACGGGATGCTCATTGATGCTGTCATTCGTCACTATCTGAAGAATGTGGATGAAAATGCCTGGCGGGTTATTTTCGCCTACTACGTTTGTAACTCCAGCGAGATCCGAATTGCATCATGGCAGCATGCAGTAAGTAAGCCTCGCCTTATGAAGACGCGTGGCGGCAATCAGTACAAACACCCAAGCATCTCGACAATCCGTAGAGAGGTGAAGCAAATCATCAATGCTTCATTGTTCTGTTTATACCAACCGCTTCAAAATGCGTTTAACGATCGCGAAAATGTGAGGAAAGTTGCAAATAAATCACACAACGTGCTTGCAATTTAATGAACAAATGAGCAAACTAATTCGTATATGTTGCCATTGTTGTGTGTAACATGAATAAATTCCAAGCCCCGCCATCGTGCGGGGCTTTTTCGTTTCAGGGTCAGAAGCACAGCGGTTGTGCGTTCGGCTGTTAACCGAATGGTCGAAGGTTCGAATCCTTCCTGTCCCGCCAAATTAGCCGGTCTAGTTCAGTGGCAGAACGGCAGCCTTGTAAGCTGCGCGTCAGAGGTTCGATTCCTTTGCCCGGCACCAGAACCCACTACCTGGGACCCTTCGGCCAGAGAGCCGACATTGCCTTACCCTCACATTGCCAGCCTGTCGCTGGCTTTTTTATTTTCAGGCTCCGGGAACCATCATCGACACGCCTACTTGTTAAATCGTCCCGAGGGCCTGAACCAACTACACACGGAATAAATATGTCTGAGACCTTCACTATCGTAGGCGTTGGTCTTACATCGTCATCAGTCGGTGTAACCTTTGCCACGCTGTTTCCGGAGGCGACTCCAGCAGTGATGCTCGGATCCCTCGCCGGAACGGCGCTATACGTTCTGACCTCAGATCCCCATCAACTCTGGAAGCAGGCTATCTTTGCGCTGATATCGTTTATCAGTGGCGTGTTCTTCTCCGTCCCCATGGCGAAAATCATGGCCGGAATCATCAACACGCCGTTAAGTCTGATGAAGCCACCGGCCAGCATTGAGGTATCGCCAGCTGTCGGTGCAATTGTCACTGCTTCCATTTCCGTGGCAGTCCTGCTGCGTATTCTCCGCAAATCCAAAAGCGGGAAGATGCCGGGGCTGGGGGAGGAAGATAAATGACATGGCAGCTTCTTCTGATGGATGCAAACGCCATAGTTTGCCTGTTAATCATGGTCAGGCTGATGTTTTTCCGGAAAGAGGGAAAGCGTCATCGCCTGAGTGTCGCGGTGCTGGCCTACCTGGTCATACTTGCCGCCGGATTCAACGCCTTCAACATTCTGCTCGGCCACTACGTACAGGTTAACCTCGGCGATCTGCTGCTTAACTCCGTCATCTGCATGGCGGTGTGGCTGGCGCGCGGGAATTTGGCGAAGGTCGTCATTACGGAATAGCCATGACCAAAGACGATATCTTTAACACCATCCTCGGCAAAGAGGGCGGTTATGTTGATCACCCGAATGATAAGGGCGGACCAACGAACTGGGGAATTACTCAGGCAACTGCCCGCGCGCATGGTTATACCGGTGATATGCGAAACCTTACACGTGAGCAGGCTCTGGCGATCCTTGAGTCTGATTACTGGTATGGCCCGCGCTTTGACCAGGTGGCAGAAGTATCCCCTTCTATTGCCGCCGAACTTTGCGATACCGGTGTGAACATGGGGCCATCGGTGCAGGTTAAATGGTTCCAGCGCTGGCTGAACGTTTTCAATAACCAGCAGCAGCTCTATCCGGATCTGATCGCCGACGGGCAGATCGGCCCACGTAGCATCAGCGCGCTGAAGTCCTTCCTGGCGAAACGAGGCGGCGAAGGAGAAATCGTATTGCTTCGCGCACTGAACTGTAGCCAGGGCCAGCGTTATCTTGAGCTGGCAGAACAGCGGTCGGCTAACGAATCATTCGTTTATGGCTGGATGCGCGAGCGGGTGAGCCTATGACGACACTTAAATCTGTACTGGCGGCAATCGGGGTTGCGATCCTGATGGTGCTTGGTGCGTTTGGTGTGGGCCGTTTTCGCGGGCGTGAACAGGCTGAAGAAAAAGCAGAACGGCAGCGCACAGAAGAAAAGGCCGCAGCCATTGAGTCAGTAGCCGAACGCCGTGTAGAAGCAACGAAAGAGGCCAGCAATGTACAGCAGAATGTTAACCGCATGCCTGATGACGATGTTGATCGCGAGCTGCGTGACACGTGGAAGCGTCCCGGTGGTGGTTGATACAGCCTGTGACTGGGTAAAGCCAATCTACCTTACTGATCACGACATTGATGTTCTTGACCGCCAGACGAAACGCGACATCTTGGCGCATAACAAAGCGTGGCAGGCGAACTGCCAGAAAACAAAAGAATCGGGGGCAAAGTGATGAAAACCAACCAGTGCAGTGAAGGTTTCGACAACCCATCCAAGTTCCGCGAGGAATGGGATAAGCAGACCCAGGGGAAATAGAGCCTCATCCCTGAGGTTCTGACACAGTCTCTCCTCTGGACTTTAACCGTAGCAGAATCACAGAGCCTCGTATTAGCGGGGCTTTTTTGTATCCGCATTTCACCGCGCACCGCAGCGCATTCAAACCACGTCGAACCAAACCCTTTGAAATGAGCCTTTGAGGAAGTCAGTTAGTGCTGGCGAGCCTCGACGGGCTGATTTCCTATGCGGCAAAGGTTCATCTCAAAGAAAGGTAAACGCTATGAATAATCCGTCAGTTATTCCGGCTTTCGATTTTCGTGAAATGGTCACGACCCTCGACAACAAGATAATCACCACATCACTCAAGGTGGCGGATTACTTTGGCAAGCGACACAAAGACGTTTTGCGTGCCATACGTAACCTGAAATGCTCCGATGACTTCACCCAGCGCAATTTTGCGCCCATTGATTTCATTGATAAAAATGGCGATGTTCAGCCTATGTATAACATCACCCGCGACGGATGCATGATGCTCGTGATGGGATTCACTGGCAAAACAGCTGCCTCAGTAAAGGAGTGTTATATCAATGCCTTTAACTGGATGGCCGAGCAGCTAAACCGACGCATGGCGATGGGTGAAGAAATGCAGCACCGCTACGCCATTAAAGAAACGCGCTCAAAGCTGAAAGGCACGATCGGCAGCCGGTTGATGAACGAACGGAAGAAGGAAAAACGCGTGCTGAGGCTCGAACATGAGCACATCATGCAGGTAACGCAGCCTGAGTTGTTGATTAACTAAGCAGGCCATTACAAAGCCTATCTGCGGGTGGGCTTGATAATGCCGTAGCGCTCTAAAAGTTGAAGCCTTTTCGATAGGCAAACTGTTTTGACGATCTCGTTGATTGATGGCGAGATGGAAATTACAAATGAAATTAATAAGCTTGTGGACATGTAACCTCCTATAGGAAAACGAGGCAGACGAGTTCTGCTTCTATAGTGGTCTCTAATTATTTTGCTGCGGATCCCTTCCATCAGGAGTGGTCTTTAATGCAGAAATCACTTTGTCCAACATGTTGAACTTCACAAGCGGATAAAGAGGCTCTCAATGTCCGACATCTACCAAATCACGCTAACCACCCAAACAGGCGAAACCTTTACGGGCAAGATGTCACGACGTCAGCCTGAGCTGGTAAACGGCTTTGTGCCGCTGGCGACCGAGACGGGCGAGTGGCTTTATTTCGCTCCTGCCGATGTAAAGCGCGTGCAGTTCACGCCAGTAACGCCAGAGCAGACCGAGCAGCCAGAAGAACAAACAACGGAGTAACGAATGAGCAAACCGGACTGGGAGGCCATCGAGACGGCGTACCGGGCCGGAGTGATGTCCCTCCGAGAAATAGCATCACAGCACGGTATAAGCGAAGGCGCTATCCGTAAGCGTGCCAAGCGTGACGACTGGTCGCGTGACCTCAATGCGAAGGTGAAAGAACGCGCTGACGATCTGGTACGCAAAGCAGAGGTACGCAAACAGGTACGCAGTGAAGTCACTTTTAACGAACGCGTACTCATCGAGGCGACAGCTGAGGTAATCGCCAATGTCCGCATGGAGCATCGCGGCGACATTAAGCGCGCCCGGCAGATAACCAATGCTCTGTTTGATGAGTTGGGTGCAGAGTGCGCAGACGTGGCTGCACTGGAGACGCTCGGTGAGTTGATGTTCAACCCTGACGACAAAGGCCAGGACAAGCTCAATGAGATTTACCACAAGGTCATCAGCATGCCGGAGCGCGTTAAGTCGGTTAAGGCACTGAGCGACGCGCTGAAGAATCTGATCGGTCTTGAACGCCAGGCCTACGACATCGACGGGCCTGAAGGCGACAACTCTGTTAAGCAACTTTCTGACCTGATGGATTCACTGTCTCAGGGGGCGTAATGAAACCTGAGCACATCAAACTGCTGTCCGATAAAGACTGGCGGCTGAATAACCTTTACTGGATCACCGACAAAGAGGGAAAGCCTACGCGGTTCAGGATGACACCTGAGCAGCGGGAATACTTCGAGGGGATCCACACCCGCAACATCATCCTGAAAGCACGTCAGCTCGGTTTCACAACTGAGGTGTGCATTATCCAGCTGGACGCGGCCCTGTTCGAGTCGGCGAAGTGCGCGCTGATTGCCCACACGCTGAATGACGCAAAGCGCCTGTTCCGCGAAAAGGTGAAGTACGCATACGATAAGCTGCCTGCAGAGATAAAGGCGGCCAACCCGGCCAGCAATGACTCTTCCGGCGAGCTCGTCTTCAAGAAGGGCGGCTCACTATACGTCAGCACTTCATTTCGTGGCGGTACGCTGCGTTACCTGCACGTTTCCGAGTTCGGGAAGATATGCGCCAAGTATCCTGACAAAGCCCGTGAGATCGTCACTGGTGCGTTTGAGGCGGTATCGACTGGATGCTTCGCTACTATCGAGAGCACAGCCGAGGGCCGGGCGGGTTACTTCTTCGATTACTGCCAGACGGCAGAGAAAGCGTTGCTGCAGGCCAAACCCTTATCCGCGCTGGACTGGAAGTTTTTCTTCTTCTCCTGGTGGAAGAACCCGCAGTACGCAATCGACCCGGTTGAGCCGCTGCCGGTGCGCCTGCTTGAATACTTCGCTGAAATGGAGGCGAAGCACGGCGTAGTCGTCAATGAGCGCCAGAAAGCCTGGTACTACGCCAAAGAGAAAACGCTCGGCGACGACATGAAGCGCGAATACCCGACCATTCCGGCCGAGGCGTTCCAGCAGTCGGTCGAGGGCGCGTATTACGCCAAACAGTTCCGCTGGCTCTATACCAACAAGCGGATTGGACAAATCCCTGATAACTCGCACCTCCCGGTACACACGTTCTGGGATATCGGCGTGGGCGACTCCACGGCTATCTGGTTCGTTCGTGAGGTCGGCGAAGAGTTCCACATCATCGACTACTACGAAAACTCTGGCGAGGGGCTGAGGCACTACATGAAGGTGCTGAAAGACCGCGGCTACGAGTACGGCGAGCACTGGGGGCCGCACGACATTGAGAACCGCGAATTCGGTGCCGACGCAAAATCGCGCAAAGAACTTGCACAGGAAGGCTATGAAATTGACGGCCAGGTGTACTCGATGACCTTCAATGTTGTTCCGAAAACTGGTGTCGATACCGGCATCGAGTCGGTGCGTGAAATTCTCCCGTCCTGTGTCTTCGATGAGGAGAAGTGTGCCGAGGGCATATCTCACCTTGAGGGCTACCGCAAGGAGTGGGACGACAAGCGCGGGTGCTGGAAAGATAAACCGCTTCACGACTTCACATCACACGGTGCTGACAGCTTCCGTTACTTTGCAGTAGCGAAGAACAACCACAAGCAGGTCGGCGCAGTATTCTTCTAAGGAGCTCATCAGTGAGTGAATTAAGCACCGGGGAGCAGTTCCTCGTTAATGCCCTTGCTGATGTTCTCGGGCGGCAGCGCATGCTGTACGCAGGTCAGCCGGGAAACACAAAGCGTACGAAGTTGTGGGATGAGTTCGGTTATCCCAACAGTCTCGAGTTCGACCGCTACTACCGGGCTTATGAGCGTAACGCGGTGGCGTTTGCCGCCGTTCATAAGCTTCTTGATTCGTGCTGGGTTGATAACCCGACGATCATCGATGGTGATGGTGGCAAGGAGTCAACCGAGACAACGGACTGGGAAAAGTCAGTCACAAAACTACTGAAGAAGCACTGGCCGAAAATTAAGGATGCGGATCGCCGTAATCTCGTTGGCCGGTACTCGGCATTGCTCATCCAGTTCCGCGATGGCAGAGAATGGCACGAGCCGGTAGATCGCGCGAAGGTTAAATCTCTGAGGAATATCGGTAACGGTCCCATCGTTAAGCTGATCCCAGCGTGGGAATCACAGGTCAAGCCGGGTAACTTCGACACAGACACACTTTCAGAAACGTACGGCCAGCCAGTTTCGTACAACTTCAACGAGCAGCCGGTCGGCGATGATGGTACGTATGGCCCGGTGCGCGGCGTTACCGTACACCCCGAGCGAATCATCATTCTCTGCGAAGGCTCTGAAGACGAGAACATGCTGTCTGGTGTGCCATTCCTGCGCGCGGGCTATAACAAATTGCTCGACCTTGAAAAAGTATCGGGCGGTAGCGCCGAAGGGTTCCTGAAGAACGCCAGTCGTCAACTTGGGATTGCGTTCGACAAAGAAACCAACATTGCGAACCTGACAAAGGCAGCCACAGACGCTGGCTACAAAGACCTTGGCGAGGCGCTAAACGACAAGGTCGCCAAGATGAACCGAGGCACTGATGCCGCCCTGGTAATGCAGGCCGGCACGCCGTCGGTGCTTTCCGTAGCAGCAGCCGATCCATCTCCTACATGGACAGTGGCCGCCAACGAGTTTGCATCTTCGATTCAGTGTCCGTTCACCATCTTGTTTGGTCAGCAGACGGGGCGACTTGCTTCCGACGAAGACAAAACGGACTGGGCGAAGCGCTGTAACGGCCGTCGCTGGGGATTCCAGTCGGCGGTGATTGAGAGCGTGCTTGAGCGATTCTGGACGGTTGGAGTCATTGACCCACCATCATCCGGAGAGGTCACGCTGGCATGGTCAGATCTGCTCGCGCCGAGCGAGAAAGAGAAGATTGCCAACATGCAGGCAATGGCTGCAGTTGCGAAAGATACCCAGCAGGCATACGGCACACCGGCAGTGGATGAAAACGAAATCCGCGCGGTTGGTGAGCTGGAGCCGCGAAAGGTCGTCCAGCCCCCGAACCCTCATGTAAAGCAAACCGATAAGGATCCGCTGACTGATGATAATGACAGCGCAAACCAGAATCGGGACGCCAATCGTACCGCGCAACAAAGCTGACCCGACGCAATCATCGCGGCAGGTCAGCCGAATGTTTAACGATATCGAAGACCGGTATCTGAACATCAAACGAAGGCTTAAGGCGCTGTTTGATCTGCGTCTTACCGGTCAGCAGCGAGAAACTAACGCCGAGCGGACCTGGATAATGTGCAACAACGAGGGCGCTGAGCCTTCGCTGTATCAGGTCAATGTCGGTAAGTTCATCTACGACATGACCTCTGCTGAGTTGGCTGATTTGCTGCAGGTTGTGCAGTCGATACTGGATGACGAGCTTCTTGATGGCGGCAGTCAGAACCTCTGGGCGATGGATTACGTCATTGCGGAGTATGACCGCGGCACGCTAAACGCCTTCACCAACCTGTCTGTGCAGTCGCAGGTGTACGCCAGCCAGACGACGTTACAGCAGCTGTTAAGCAGTCCCGGTCACCTTAATCAGGTGGCGGCGGCCAGGCTGACAACGTTTAGCGACTGGAAGGTTATCAGCGACACCGCCCGCGGCGACCTGACCAACATCATCACCGATGCGGTGGCTCGCGGCGTGAATCCACGCGAAACGGCCAGCGTCATCAGCAAGCGCCTCGATGTGTCGATGAGTCGGGCCAAGGCGATCGCCCAGACCGAACAGGTCGGCGCGCTGCGCCAGGCTCAGTGGAACGAAACGGATTGGGCCGCTGACAGGCTGGGGCTGAATACCGGCCTGCTGTGGCTTTCAGCGCTCAAGCCGACAACGCGCAGCTGGCACGCCAGCCGTCACGGCAAGGTCTACACCACCGAAGAGGTACGGGATTTCTACGCTGAGAACGGCAACCGGTACAACTGCTATTGCAGCCAGATACCTGTACTGCTCAACGACGACGGCAGTATCTTCAACGAGGGGCTGGCGGACAAGCTGAAGAAAGAGCGTCAGCAATGGACAGTCAAGGAGGTCGCATGATCTACCCATGTGATGCCGCCAATGCAGTGGAGATATTGAACATCCACTACTCATTCGCAGAAAACATATGCCGTCCAAAAGAAAGAATTAAGGCAATTCCTCAGGGTCTGATAGCCCATGACAGGATGCTTACAGATTGGGATGCAGACGGAAAAAGCGCCGACTATCGCCGAAAAGTACCCCGAAATTTCACCAATGAGGACCCAGCATGAAGCGCAACCGCGTTAACGTGCTGACCGTCGTCAACTCCGCTTCAAACATCACCACTGAAACCATCGACGGCAAGCCACATATCGTGGTTCGCGGCATCACGCCTGTCGTGGACGATATCGTGATGAACCGGAAGTTGTACCCGGCAGCAGAAATCGAAAAGGCCTACAACACGCTCGAGCGTAACCCGATGCCGCTGGGCCACCCGAAAGTGGACGGCAAGCATGTGTCGGCGCGCGATGTCCGGGCGGTGAATGAGTACCACGTCGGTGCCTGGCTGCAAAACGTCAGCCATAAAGACGGGAAGGTGATGGGCGACATGTACGTTAACCGCCAGTACGCCGAGTCGAGCGACAAGGGCAAGCGCCTGATCAACCGCCTGGATGAGATGCTGGCCGGCACCAACTCTGACCCGATCCACATCTCCACAGGCCTGCTTTATTCCGGCATCGCCGCCAACGGCGAGTCGAAGGGCAAAAAGTACAACGAAATCGCCACCAACATGATGTTTGACCATGTGGCGGTGCTGCTTGATGAGCCCGGCGCCGGTACGCCGGAGGAGGGCGTTGGAATTTTCGTTAATGCCGAGGGTGATGAGACTGAAATTGAGGTCTGCAACCTTCAGGACGCGATTGTTAGCGACAACCGTAAAGACGGATGGCTGAACAAAATCAAGTTTTTTGTCGCCAATGATGGCGGGATGTCCTTCGACGAGATCGCCGCGTCACTACGTGAAGCCATTCGCTCAACAGCGCCTGATTCCTGGCGCTATGTAGTCAGCATTTACCCGGACTATCTGATTTTCGAAGAAGAAAAGAAGACCACATCTGGCCGGACTCTATTCAAACAGAAGTACCTCATCTCTGACGGGGCCGTAACGCTCGTCGGCGAACCTGTAGAAGTCGTGCGCAAACCCACTGAGTACGAGATTAAAACCAACGGAGAGAACGATCCGATGAAAGAACTGATTATCAATGCGCTGCAAGCCGCTGGTAAGCCGACCGAAGGCAAGTCCGACGCCGAGCTGATGGACGCATACAACCAGATGAAGGCCGAAGAAGCCAGCGCCAAGAAAAAAGGCGATGAAGAAATCGACCCGGAAACCGGCAAGCCCAAGAAAAAAGAGCAGGCCACCAATAACGAAGAGATGCCAGCCTGGGCGCAGAAACTCGCCGATCGCGTGGATGTCGTTTTCAACAGCCTGAACGCGAACGCCGACAAAGAGAAAGGCGAAAAGCGCGCGGCAGTGAAACTGGCGATGAACATGAGCGATGACGAAGTCGCGGATCTGGACGGCAAGGCGCTCGACGCCATGTACGCCAAGTGCCAAACCTCTTTCGGCCTGAACGGTGCATTCCGCCAGGCAACCAACACCCAATCAGTCAGCGAAATGCCGGAGTAAAAAATGGCTAAAGACGGAAAACACGTAATTCACGCCGGTGGCGTATTCCCTAATCCGCTGCTCAATCGTGAAGGCCGCGCCACTGCGGTCAAGCCTGGTACCCTGGGCTTCTTTGATGCTGGCGTCTTCAAGGTGTCGGTAGATGGTAGCGAAACAGCGATTATCTATGTCGCTGACTTCGACTATCTGCGCTGCAAGACGGTAGATGACACGTTTGCTGTCGACGATCTGCTGGTTGGCATCCACCCGCTGCCGGGCATGTTCCTGAACGTCCGCGCTGCCGCCGGCACCTACAAAAAAGGCGACGCTCTCTCAATCGTCAACGGCCAGGTGAAGAAGTGGGCCACTGGCGAATCAGATCGCTGCTATTGCGACGAAGAGCGCTCAATCACCGCCGCTGCTGGCGACCTCATTCGCGTAGTGATTAAGTAAGGAGTCACTGAATGCTTGTTTATTCTAAATCGCTGGGCGAAAAGACCGGCAACCTGGCCGTGAACCAGTACCAGTTTGGTATGCTGACGCAGGAGCGTAATGCCGCTTTGAACCATCAGGGCATTAACGTTATGCAGGAAATGGCTGATCGCCTGAATGCAGTCAATCAGCTGAATGGCATCAACGCTGTTCGCTCACCTGCTGATCTGTACAAAGCCTTTGACCAGACCGTGCTGCGTCAATTCCAGCCGAACACTGAGTTCACTCTGTTCAACGACCTGATGCCGCTGTCTCGCTCGGTGCGCATCAATCAGACCGTGTACGAATACGCTAAGTCCGGCGGCCGCATGTGGGCTCACACCTCTATGTCAGGCCAGATCGGCGCGGCGTTGGATGCGGTGCAGTACCAGTACGACGGCACGATGGTTCCGGTGCACGATACCGGCTTCAAGTTCCACTGGCGAGAGCCTCGCCTGAACAACCCGGATGCGTTCGACATCATCTCTGATGCTCAGTTCGAGTCCACCAACGAAGTCCGTCGCCAGTATGTGGATTACATCTACAACGGCTATCGTGACGCAGAAGGCAACTACATCAAGTTTGATGATAAGACCTGGAAAGGCCTGAAGAACGACGAGCGTGTGGCTCTGGTTGATCTGGGTGCATCTGGTCTGAATATCGACTTCACCAGCGCCTCCGCCACGGCAGAGCAGATCCGTAACGCGGCGATTAAGCTGCGCGACACTCTCAAGCTGACCAACAATCAGTACGCAGAGCAGACCTGGTATGTTTCCAGCGCCATCATCTCCAACCTGGAGCGCTACTTCAGTGACAACTACCAGTCAGACACCATCCTGCAAGAGCTTCTGAAACTGTCCGGTATTGCCGCGATTAAAGAAGATGCTCAACTGACCGGCAACCAGATCCTGATTGTTCCGCTGACTGCGGGCGTGATTGCTCCGATTGTGGGCCAGGCGTTCGGTACCGTTGCCGATCCGCGTCCGTTCTACAACAGCGATTACATCTGGCGCACCTGGGGCGCTGCTGGCCTGATGGTTAAAACCGACATCAACAGCAAGAAATCCGTCATCTACGCATCAAGCTAAGGGGTAAGACATGGCACTGGTAGAAATCATTACAGACAATCTCTATGCCGGTGCCAACCTCCGCAAACTGGAGGTTGGTGCAGTAGTTGAAGTGGACGATGCAACGGCTGCTCGCTGGAAAGCATCTGGCAAAGCAAAGGACACTGACAAGAAGAAAGGCGAAAAGTTGGTGTTTGAGGTGGCAACGCCGTCAGCACCCACTGGTGATTTGTCTGACCTGCAAAAGCAACTCGCCGACGCGCTGGAGCAGAACCAAAATCTAATCGCCGATGGTGAAGCTAAAGACAAGGCTCACGCCGACGCGCTGGCAGCAGAAACAAAACGTGCTGATGAGGCCGAAGCAGCACTGGCAGAAGCTATCAAGAAGGCGAAATAACCATGGCTGACCCAATCACAGCGGCAGACGTGCAGGCGTTCCTCGGTGAATTGGGTTACTCCATCCCGGGCGCGCTGCTGGATCCGATTCTCTGCGTGGTTAACAAAATCATCCCGTGCCTCGACGGCGCAGGGTATGACGAGTGCACCTCGAAGCTGATCCTGATGTATGCAGCCGCGCTAATGGCTACGTCGTCCGGGGCTCGACGCATCAAATCGCAGGGTGCGCCGTCTGGCGCGTCCCGCTCGTTTGAATATGGTGACGATGGCATAACCTGGTTGCGCGACTCGCTGGCCCGTCTCGATACCAGTGGCTGCACTGGCGAGCTACCAATCAGCGCCGGTAACAGCGTTGGCCTATTCATGGTGGTTGGGAGCTGCTGATGTCATGGATATCCGTAAGCGTCCGGCTGCCGCGCTCGTTCACCCGCGTATGGGTGATGACTGACACAGGGCGGGAGACCACCGGCTACGTGAAATCGGACGGCGAATGGTTTATCAACTGCCCGCGCATCCTGGCGACTGGCGCGAAAGTGCTGAGGTGGAAAGAATGAGAGAGCGAGTGAAGAAGACGGGCGATGACCGTTTATCGTTCATGTGTCCCGGGTGCGGTAGTTGCCATGTGGTGCAGGTTGGCGCTGGCGGCGGTCCGCGATGGGGATGGAATGGAAGCGTTGATAAACCGACATTGACTCCAAGCGTTTTGGTTACAGGATTCACGCCCAGCGATGACCCGGAGGAGTTTGACGATGCCACGAAAGACAAGCCATTTACTTGCCATTCATTTGTGTCAGATGGGCAGATTCAATATCTGAATGACTGCACACATAGCATGGCAGGCATGACGGTGCCGCTACCAGAGCTTTGAGGGGGTAGCAATGTCTAGTGTTGCAAACTGGTCATACACCGCGACGGCAACCATCTGGCGCAAGCTGGAACGCAATGACGAATACGGCGACCCGCTGGGATATGCCGAACCTGAGCAAATCCTCTGTGATTACGAGGGCGGGCTCAGCAAGAAATTAGCCAGCCTGGGCGCAGAAATCGTCGTGAAAAATACCGTCTGGACAGAGTTTGCGCTGGCGGCCGCTGGTGATTACCTGCTGATTGGCGTTTCGACCGAATCGGACCCGGTTGTGGCCGGTGCCGATGAGGTGCGGCAGGTTATCCGCTATGCCGATACGTTCGAGCGCCTGGCGGATGATTATGCCATCCTGACGGGAGTGTAGCCATGGGCATCAAAGTGAAGGGCATCACCCAGGCGAAGAAGCACCTGAACGATGTCATCAACGACGTTAAGGGCCGTAAGGTAATTCGCGCGTTGCAGTCGGCGATGATGCTTATCGGCACCCGGGCGGCATATTACACCCCGATCGACACCTCAACTCTGATTAATAGCCAGTTCCGCGAAATCGACGCTGGCGGGGTGCTCATCACAGGGCGCATCGGTTACTCAGCCAACTATGCCGCGTACGTGCACGAAGCGTCAGGCAAGCTGAAAGGCCAGCCGCGCGCGCACTTCGGCGTGACCAGTAACCGGTCTGAGTTCGGCCCGCAGAAACCGAAAGAATTCGGTGGCGGGACAGGGAAGGGTAATTACTGGGATCCACATGGTGAGCCGCAATTCCTGACTAAAGGCGCGAATGACGAGCGCGATAACGTTGACGCGGTGATGCGCAAGGAGCTTTCGCTATGACACCCATGATGCATGAGAGGGTGCGAAACATGTTCGGCGACGCCGGTCTGACTACCGGTTTCACGGTGCAGCAGTTGATGTACAACGACCCGGACGACCAGTCGAAGGCGATCATGGTGTTCAGGCCAAACGGCGGGTCGAATATCCGCACTGATCTCGGATCCGAATATCACGTCCTGGTCGACGTTGTCGGCGCGAAAGATAAGCGCAAAGACGCACTAAACGCTGTTCAGCGAATCGTCGATTACGTCCAGGCCAACCCCATGGCGGACGAGTGCGTCGGCTACATCCAGAACATGGGCGCAATTCCCGCGCCGGTGCTCACAGAAGAAGGGCGAATAGTCTTCCGACTCCAGTTCGCCTGCACTTACGGCGAATAGCCATCCTAACCAATAACCCGCTCCGGCGGGTTTTCTTTTATACGTCAAAGAGGAGTTTCACATGGCTAATTGCCAGAACTCGAACGAGCGCCTGTTCGGCGGTGCGGTCGTGCTGGAAGTCGCCGATGGCTGCCCGGACGTCAAGCCACTTGAATCTGAGTGGATGGCGCTGGCCGCTGGTACGTCGAAAGGCTTCGACTTCAACCCGAACTCGGTTACCTCTGATGCGGATGACGGCGGCGGCTATGTCGAGACCATCATCACCAACAGTGACTTCACCCTGAGCTTTGAAGGTGAAGTGCGCAAGAAGGACAAGCTGGATCAATACGGCGTTGGCAAGTTCATCAAGTATTTCGCTGACGAGCTGAAGGCCAAGCGCCAGCCAGGCATCTGGGTGCGCATGGATTACGGTCCGGTCGAATTCGTCGGCTACATGAACATCACGGCGCTGAGCTCTGACGGCGGTACCAACGATATCGTCACATTCTCCACCGAGTTCAAAGTAGGCGATGCAACCACCATCGAAGTGAACGAGCTGACTGCGGTGGCGGTGACTGGCGTAACGGTAACCCCGGCAACCAGCACCGGCGCGGCTGGCGGCACCAGTACCTTCACGGTGAATATCGCACCAACAGGCGCTACCAACAAAGACTTCACTGTAGCGACTACCGATGCGACCAAAGCTACGGCCACCGCCTCCGGTACTACCGTCACTGTGAACCGCGTCGCCACAGGCAGCGCGCAGATCATCATCAACACCGAAGACGGCAACTTTGTGGCCGTGCATACGGTTACCGTTACCTAACGAACATTCCAAAGGGCGGCGTGCTGCCCTTGATAATGACCGTTTACTGGAAGGCCTATGACCGCTTTAACCGATATTGGCGAACTTTCTATCAGCGACAGCCGCGAAGGCGGGAAAGATTACCTGTTGCGACCGTCATTTGAGGCCATGACCAGGATCGGCACTCCCGAAGAGATTGTGCAGGCGTACGCCACCATCCACGGGAATGATGTCGCTCAGCTCATTGAGGTTTGCGCTGGCACGCTGGGGCGCTTTCCTGAATGGCTGTCTCCTTCTTTCAACCGCGCCGCTGAGAAACTTTTATCAACGTGCATGCTGGTGCTGCAATCGTGCTGCGATGACGACCTGACGCCAATGACAGGAGAGTGGAAGGGGTGGCGGCACTGCGTCGTATACCGGCCGGGCAGATTGCCAAAGAACGACATTATCGTGCTGGCGCAGCACCTCATGCAGCACGGAATCGTCGGAAAAGCCAAGGTTCGCCAGTTGCAGCGCCATGAAACAGGCGAGCGCACTACAGAGTTTAAAGCATTCGACTACATCAGCGCAGCTCGCAGCCACTTCGGCATGAACCGCACTGAAGCCTCTCAGTTAACGATGACCGAATTTCAGATGCTTCTGGCGGCGAAATACCCGGACCAGAAAGGATTCACTCGCGATGAATACGACAGCATCGCTGACGAATATCTGGCTAAACAGGCCGCGCGCAGGGCAAAAGCAAAGCAATAACCGGAGAATGACATGGCAGGTGAGAAGAACGCCGGTAGCATCGTTTATGAAATCAGCGCCGACGTTGAGCCGCTGTTACAAGGCGGCAAACAGGCCATTGATGCTCTGGATAAACTGGATGCTGCGGCGCAGCAATCTGGCAAGGGGATGGATAACCTCGACGAGAGCACCTCACAAACCGGATCCGCGTTTACAGAACTGGCTGGATATGCCAACTCCATGGACAACCAGCTGCGCAAGCTGAACACGAGCGTTAGCGGTATTGCGCGCGCCATGGAGGAGGCTCGCACTGGCACCGGAAGCACCACGAGCGAGTTTAACCGAGCAAATGCTGTTATTGAGGCACTCGGTAACCAGGTTGCGATCCTTGAAGAAGCGCAGGTTAATGGAGCCAGAAGCGCCGCAGTATTCGCATCGCAGTTAAGGGCTGGAGCCAATGCCACCGAGGAAGAAAAGCGTACTATAGCTGAGTTGGCAGGTGCATTTTATGACATGAAAGCCTCGTCTGATGAGGCCGCAAAGTCAGCCGCGTCAATTGCAGCAGCCACTCAGCGAGCTGAATCATCAATCTCTGGGCTTGAGAAAGAAGTATCAATTCTCAATACAGAAATGCAGGCAGGATCTCGAAGTGCGGCCATCCTTGCCGCTCAGTTGAGTGCTGGAGAAGGGGCATCTGACGCCCAGAAGGCGAAAATTGCACAGCTCGCTGGCTCTCTCTTTGACATGAAGGAGGCTCAGAAGGCTGCATCATTGGCATCCGCAGAGGCAGCGAAGCAGTTAGCTCAGCAAGCAAACGAAGCCAATCGCATTAGCGGAATGACTTCTGATCTATCTCATCAAATCGCCATACTTAGCGAGCAGCAAACTAATGGTGCCCGCAGCGCTGCAATTCTTGCTGCCCAGCTCCGCGCCGGTGCTAGTGCCACTGACGCGGATAAACAGAAGATAGCCGAGCTAACCGGTAAGCTCTTCGATATGAAGCGCACTACTGACGTGGCGGCTGGAGGAAACAAGAACTGGAAATCCAGCATGCAGCAGGCTGGATACCAGGTGAACGATTTCATTGTGCAGGTGCAGGGCGGGCAGTCGGCCCTGGTTGCCTTCTCCCAGCAAGGCTCACAACTCGCTGGTGCATTCGGCCCGGGCGGGGCAGTAATTGGTGCAATCATTGCTCTTGGGTCAATCATCGCTGGCACGCTGATCACCTCGTTAAATGGTGGTAAGAACGCCATGGACGCGCTGAAAGATGCAGCCGAAGCGATGGACAAGGTTATCAACGTCTCGATCAATGGCGTGGCCGCGCTGTCAGACAAATATGCGTACCTGGCGAAGACCAACGCTGAAGTCGCTACGCTGATGCGCAACCAGGCTCTTCTGGAGTACAACGAGGCGATCAACAAAATACCGAAAGCCATCAGTGACGCATCAAGTTCTCTGCTGTCCTTTGGTGATAAAGCTCTGTCTGCATTCTCCGGCGGATATGCGTCGGTAGATGGCTTTAATGACCGCCTGGCTACTCTGGAGATCACCACCGATAACTATGCCGAGGCAGTTAAGCAGGCATACGGCGCAGGCCAGGCGTTCCAGGCTACTGCAAACAGCATCGGCAATACCGTTGGAGCTGTAGCGGATAAGTTCGGCATCACCGAGCAGAAAGCCTTTGAGCTGAGCAAGCAGCTTTCAGATATTGCAAAAAACCCATCTCCCGAGGCTCTGCAGCGTCTGGCGACAGAGCTGCAGAATACGCAAAGCTCAACTGAAAAGGGGCAAACTGCGCTCACAGCGTTCGTTGGTAAGTTGGTAGAGCTTTCTCGTGAGGCGGTAATCGCCAAAGGGAACGTCGCGGCGCTCAAGCAAGAGACCGACAACTTAACAAGCGGCCAGAAGAACCTGATCAAGCAGTCTGAGCGCAATTTGGCACTTTCTAAGTTGCAGGGTGAGGCTCGCGCGCGGTTGCAGGCACAATACGCTGCCGAAGATGCAGGTTTTGCGAAGGATGATCCGCATGCCAAGCAAATGGAGGATGACGCTGCCGCTACGTACAAAAATACGCAGGCGCAGAAGACACTTCAGTCCGAGCAGAAGAAAGGCGCCTCTCAGGCTGATTCTATTGCTCAGAAACTGGCGAACCTCAAGCAGCAGTCAGAGCTTGCTGCCGAATCAACCAATAATCTGAGTCGCGAGCAGGCGATCCTGAATGCGCAGCAGTCTCTCGGAAAAGGAGCCACTAAAGAACAGATCGCGCTGGCGGGGCAGTACGCCGCAACAAAATGGGACACTGCCAACGCACTCAAAGCACAAGCCGCAGCCGAGAAACTCCTGCCAGAAGCGCGCGAAAATGCAAGCTATAAGCAGGATGTTCAGGATCTGAATACCGCGCTGGCTGCTAAGAAAATCAGTCAGGAGCAGTTCAATCAGACATCTGAGAGACTGGAGGCAACCCACCAGGCAAACCTCGCAAAAATCCGCGCGCAGCAGGCGGTGACGCCACAGCAAGAGGCAGTTGCACAGGTTGATCCAGTGCAGCAATTAGCTAATCAGCACGCACAGCAACTGGCCCTTATCCAACAGTTCGAGCAGCAGGGGTTATTGGCTCACCAGAATGCATTAGCCCTTAAAAATGCTGCCGATACGCAGTATGAGCAGCAAAGAACCGCTGCACAATGGGAGCTTCTTAGCCAGCAGAGCCTGGGGTACAGCATGCTGACAAGTGCAGTAGATGCGTTTTCAGGTAATGCATCCAATGCGTTAACCGGGCTGATCACCGGAACGATGTCAGCGCAGGATGCTATGCGCTCACTCGGTAACACGATGCTGAACAGCGTGGTCAATGCGCTAGTCCAGGTTGGAGTTGAGGCCCTCAAAAACTTCATTATAGGGCAGACATTGGGCGCAGCGGCTACTGCTGCTGGAGCATCTCAGGCTGCAATCTTGGCTACAGCTTGGGCTCCTGCCGCCGCCATGGCGAGCCTCGCTTCATTTGGGGCCAACTCAGTTCCTGCCATGGCAGGAATTGCTTCAACGGTAGGCCTGGCACAGGGCCTTGCTTTAACCGGTATGCGTTACAATGGCGGCCCGGTGAATGCAGGAGGTCTTTATCAGGTCGGTGAGCGAGGGAAGCCTGAGATTTACCAGGCCAGTACCGGCAAGCAGTACATGATACCTGGGGACAACGGCAAGGTGATCAGCAATAAGGACATGACTGCCGGAGGTGATGGAATTCAGGTTAGCGTCATATTCAATGATATGTCATCAGGACAGCATATGTATGACGCCAGAGCCACGCAAGCTGGAAATACTCTGACTGTCGAGGCGTTCGTTGCCGATATGAACAATGGGGGCATTATGAGTCAGGCAATCACAGGAAATACTACTGCCAAACGCACGCCAAGGGGTCAGGGCTGATGCCAATTATCGACTATCCCGACTGGCTGCCGCTGGCGCAGAAGGCCAGCAAAAACATGACTCTCGATACCGGGTTCCAGACCGATCAGCCAGCGGTCGGACCGGCTATCTTTGAGAATCAAACTGACGATCTGAAAGTGACCTGGTCACTGACGTGGATCTTCACTCTGGCTGAGGAACGAGCATTCCAGCAGTGGCTACGCAGCCCAAACTATCTCAACCGGGGCCTGAACTGGTTCAGGATGAATATCAATCTGGGCGGCAGCGGCCTCCAGTTGCAGGAGCTTCACTTCACGCAGATGCCGGTGCAAACCAGTATCGACGGTGGGGTGGTGACCTGGACGGGGACGGTTATTGCGAACCACCTCTACAACGCCGACGATGAGTTCGACGACATCATTGTTGAACTGCCGCCGCCGTGGGATTCGTGGCTGGATATCGTTGTTACGGGTTATCCGGACGGGCGCGATCCGGAATCACTGCCGAGAGTGCCGTAATGCCAACATTCAGAGCTTATAAGCAGCAGCGCCCGACGCGCGGACTGTACGACACCATCACGTTCTACCATCCATCCTTCGGCTATGTCCGCCTGGTCGATAAGCAGTTCTTCCCGAAGACGCTTGGCGGCCAGACGTACACACCCGCCCGTTTTGAAATCGAAGAGAGCCAGCAGAGCGGTACGCCGGTGATCGACGCTACGGTGAAGTTAGGGCGTCTGTCGTCTGACATCAAAGCGCTGATGAAACAGTGGAAGGGTGCGGCCAGGCTGACTGCCATCACGGCCACGCGGCAGATCTTCGACAGCGGCGATGTGTCGGTGCCGATTAAGTCGTGGCAGCTTTACGTCAAGACGGTGGATATCGATGCTGATGCCGCATCGGTCACGCTCTCCGTCACCAACCCTCTGAATAACAATATTGGTCGCCTTTATGATCCAGTCGAGTACACGGGACTTCAGTACCTCTGATTTTATCAGCAGGATGATCGGCGTGCCGTGGGCTAACCGGGCATGTTCGTTCAAAAAGGTGGATTGCTGGGGGCTGGTAGTGCTGTATTACCGACACGTTCTCGGTATAGAGCTGCACCAGACGCCGGACTACGAAGCCGGGGCCGACTTCTTCACCTGCTATCAGGGCGACGTCGTCTTCTGGTGCCAGGTCGATAAACCCGTCGACGGGGGGATATTCGTCGGATACCGCGGCGCGCAGCCGGCACACGTTGGGCTGGTGCTGAACCGGATGGCGCTGCATTCACGCGGCGAGAACGGAAGCGTACGCATGGACTCGATGCTGGTCATTCAGCGAGCATTCACCAAAGTGGAGTTTTTCGAATATGGCGCTGGTTGAGATATCGAATTTTCCAGGAACGCCTAAGCTGCGTTGCAGGGTGCCAAACGGCACCCTTTTTTATGACTGGCTGGCGGCCAATGACGCCACTTTCCACCGCGATCTGCTGATCGTCCGCAACGGCGTAAAGCTGGGCGACGATGATGAGCTGGCGTTTGAACTGAGCGAGCTGGACAACATCCAGATTTTCGACCAGCCGAAAGGTATTGTCGGCGACATCCTGAGTCCGATCTTTAAAGTAGTTGGCCAGGTATTTTCGTTCCTGGCACCGAAACCGGCCATTGCAAACAGCGGCGGCAATACGGTCGACTCACCCAACAATAGTCTGACCGGTCAGACAAACACCGCGCGCGTTTACAAGGCCAAGCCGGACATTTACGGGCAGATTCGTTCTTTCCCGGATCTGATTCAGGAGTCGGTATTTGAATACGTGCACCAGACGTCTACAGACGGCGGCCTGAAGTACGTTACAGAGTGGATGTGCATCGGGATCGGCAAATACGATTACGAGTCCGTGCGCTACTCAGAATCCAGCCTGGGCTCTCTGGCCGGTGCCGAATTCCAGTTCTTCCAGCCTGGCGAAGTTATCCCGCAGATCGTCGAAGGTTACGGGTTCGATGACGTCGACGGGCAGGAGGTCCCCGGGCAGAACGAAGCCAGCGATTTCCCTATAGAAACAGCAACGGCAAACACGGTTGTCAGCGGAACGTATTCCGGCGGCCAGATAGCGATGAAAATCGTGAAACAAGCCGAGTTCGACTATTTCATGGGGCTGGTTCTGCCGCACGCTGTAACCTTCACCATCAACGTGACGTATAGCACGGCCTCCGGCAACGTGACTACCGATGCGACATTCTCCGGAACGCTGATCTCCGCCGTTGAAACAAACGACGGCGCGGTTGTTAACCCGGTGCGCTGGTACACGTTTACTATGAACCAGCTGGAGGGGCCGCTGGACATTCCGGCTAACGCCACGATCAACACCACGAAATTCATCCTCAACGATAACGAGGCGCTGGTAGTGGGGCCGTTCTTTTCCCCGGTCGAGTCAACGCAGCTGTGGCTGCATACCCAGTCCAGCCTCGGCGGGAAGAAAGAGACGAACTGGAAGGTTGTCATCTGGAAAATCGACGACGACTACAACCAGGTGCCGGGAACGCAGCAGACGTTTACGTACCGGCAGACGACGCCGCATCAGTCGACGAGTGAGGTATTTTATCGCACTGACAAGATCACTCCGACCGGAGGTTTCGGGAAATACGCAGTCAGCTTCCAGCGCACGGATAACTCCGGTGACGCGTCACTGCTCAAGGTCGAAGAGATCCACAGCATCAACATCAGGACAAACGTCGTTCATCCTACCGACACGCTTGTGCGAGTAAAAGTCCGCGCGACAGAGAACGCTCTTGGCAGCCGCGAGCGCAAATATAACGCACTGGTGACGCGCCATACCATTACGTACGACCTGGACACGCAGACGGTGGATTACACCCTGAGGCCGTCGCGCTCGTTCGCTGATGCAGTGGCTCACACCTGGCTCATCATGGGTGAGCAGCCGGTAAGCAGCATTGACCTGTACGGGCTGTACTCGATCGCCGAAAGCCTGCCTGATGAGCGACTGGGCTACTTCGACTACACGTTTGACGACGAGAACGACTCACTCGGCGACCGCGTGCAGGCGATCTGCAATGCGGCGTCGGTGGTGGCGTACTGGGATGACGGCGTGCTGACGTTTACTCGAGACCAGAAGGTTGATTACCCGGCGGCCGTATTCAACCGGGCCAACATGAAGACGGACGAGTACAAAATGACGTACGAGGCCACGCTTCCTGGCGGCTACGACGGCGTGCAGGTGTCCTATGTCCACCCGACCACGAATAACAAGACGTACATCAACTACCGCGTGCTGAACGGCGCCATCGTCGAGCAGGAAGCTGAGAACCCGAACAAGCTGGAGATCGTCGGTTTCCGTAATGAGTACCAGGCTCGGGAGCGTGCGCTGCGCGAAACGAAACGTCTAATTTACTCCCGGGTGAAGATGAACGCCAAGGTATTTGAGGATGGAATTATCCAGGTTGGAAGCGTCATTCAGATGCCAGACATCTACGACAGCAACCAGCAGCAGGGTTACATTACCGGCCGCGCCGGAAATAACTTCGATACAAGCGAGCCGATCGCGTTTACCGGCTCGATGTATGTGCTGGTGACCGACAGTCTGGGCAATCCGACACTGCGCTATCCGGCAACCGCCCGCAGCGACACGAAGTATGGCTTCACCGCGGCTATCCCCAACATTCAGCTCAACATATGGAACGGAGACACTGTGCAGCTCCCGTCGCGCTACCTCATCGCGACCGTTGAGGAACTGGACAGTCAGCTATGGACGGTCAACAGCATCAAACCGAACACAGATAACACGGTATCTCTGACCGTCGCGGAATACAGCGACGCCATCTACCAATAAGAACCGTCCCCGACCAACCGAACCCGGCCACCGCGCCGGGTTTTTTTATGGAATAAATATGGCTACTACACCTACTCAGAATTCGGTTCCGAGCGAATCCCCGCGCGATTTGAAGTTTAACGCCGGGAAAATTGATGAGTTCGTTACATCACCTGCTCATACATACACTGACAGGTTTGGTAATCAGCACCGGACAATTGCTGGCATCAATTACACAGCATCAACGGCTATTTCAAGCCTCGGGTATATCACTCTTGATAGCTTCGAAGATGGGAATAATCTTACGCTTCCTAATCAGGTGCTACGCTATGAGGCTACCGGCGAATATTATCGTTGGGATGGCGAGTTACCAAAGAGCGTAGCACCTGGCTCTACGCCGGAAACATCAGGAGGAATCGGACCTGGTGCATGGCTTAGCGTAGGCGATGCATCACTAAGAACTGATCTTGCCAGCGGTGAAAAGGCAAGTCTGGTCGGCTACGGCTCATCTACAGTAAAAGATGCTCTTGATTCGGTTGTAAATAAACGTGTCCTTTACTTCTCCCGATTCGGTACGCTGCAATCTTTGCAGTCTTACATCACATCTAATAACCTAAAAAACGTTGAAATTATTTTTGACCAGGTTGTGAACTTTGGCCCAGGTAGCGGTGGCTTAGGTACGATCGTAACCCTGAGCAATATGGACTGGCTTGAAATCCGCGGACTGGTTATCAGGGACACCCTGCTTTACTCCGGTGCATTTGACCTGACGCGCGTGTTCGACCTGACGAATATCACCAATCTGGTGTTTGAAGTGGATGCATCTTCCACCCTTGAGTATGTGGGTGATGACAAGCGCGGACTGACCCCACTGCGCCTGAATGGATGCGATAACTTCACATTTATTGGTAAGACTAATAAGTGTTACCAAGGATATGAAGCGCATACGGTAAAAAATCTTTATGCAAGAAGCGTAAACAACGACACCAGATATCCACACTCAATTACTGACATTGGAACAGTTGATATCTATACAACTAATAATGGATGTAGACGAGATTTCTTTTTGCAGAATAAATGCGCAGGCGGACAGATAACCGTTGATGCCGTTGACACCCAGCAGGGTACCCCCATAAAGATGTATTTCTTTAACGGAAATATGGACAATCAGGTTAGTAATTTATATGTTAAGTATAAATATCGGAGCACAGGACGATACACACTTCCTTATCGTGTAGCACCAATATGGTTGGATTGGGGATGGGACAGCTCAATAACAGAGCCACTTATCTCAGGAGTGATGCGAAATATCACAATAGATTACGATGTTGTTGGTGGGAATTGGGGGAGTGTGATAGGTACTACTAAAATGATTGATGAAACTATAGGAGATGTGACAGCAAGAGGATATGTTTATTCCAACATATATATAAAAGGTAGGATTGAGTTAGGAGGTGGGGATTCCGGCAATAACGCTTGGGTATATAATTTCAATAGTGGAGATAACTGGAAATCTGGTGATAGCGTAAATGGGTTTTACCTAAAAGATCTTGTAGTAAGAAAGTTGAATGGTGGTAGTGTATATTTAAACACTAACCAATTAGCAGGGGCGGCGACCTCTAGTGGGCAAATAGTTTTGGATAATGTCTCTGCACCAGAAATGGCATTGTATGCTCAAAACTATGGCGATAGGGTCATGTTTAATAACTGCAATCTTTATGATTTCACAACTAAAAATGCTGTTAAAAATGCATATCAATCGCTTAAAACCACATGTACGATAAGAAAAACATCAGGTGATGCATCAAGCTTCCAGATTGGATCGATGAGTGTATATAGAACAATCTGTTTCCTTTCTGTTAATATTAAAGCGACATCCCCTTCATCAGGAAGCACAAGTACATGGGGTGGCAGTGTAGTTGGACAATTGGTACAAGGTACTACAGCAGGAAATGTAACATTAACGGGCAATACAAATACTTTGTACACAACAGGAACGGCATTAAATCCGTCTATTAGGTGTGAAACAGACGGCAGGATTATAATTACATTTGCAGGGTGGGAGTCGCTTGATGCATTCATAACGTGCGATATTGCAATGGTTTACAATGAATATTCAGGAGGGTCTAATAACACCACTCTAGGACTAACAAACAAGAAGTTCAATGTAGGAAATGTGTGAATGGAAGGGCGCGTTTAGCGCCCTTTATTTATTTAACATTTCGACCTATTAAAGTCGATTATAATTATGTCGCCGTTCTTCCTTATAGTGAAATCCTGGGTTTTTTTGTATACTTCAAAAGAACACATCATTTTTTTATTATAATCAATCAATCCGGTTTTCTTTCTAAGATACAGTTGATGATATCCATTAAATGACCAGTAGCGATGCGGCCAATACCATGTGCTGAAGTAATTTACTACCATACTGGAAATTAATGGGTAGTTCCTTTTTGCGTTGCTGAGCACTGGGGACTCTGGCGCATTACCAACAAATATTGGATATACAGTATTGTAATCAATATCCTTCGTGCTTTCTTTAATCGAGTAGATAGTTTGCCTGTTAAGTTTATCTTGATCGGATAATGCATTGACATATGAATAACCATATCCAGTTCCATAGATAATTGGGATGAGAATCATGGCCTTTAATGTTTCTAGCTTAGAAATACTGCATGCTTTATAAAAAAGAAAACATATATACATTATGTAAGCTGAAATACCAATATATACTCTTGGGAAGTGAGAGATTGATGAATCAAGAGCAAGCAAGCTTACCATTGTCAATGGAATGGCTAAAAAAGGAGTAATTACTAAAAGCAGTGAGCAAATTAAACCCCTTGACCCATTTTGTTTATAGTAAGCGGACGATATTATTAATGAACTAACAAACCCAATTGCGACCACTATTGCTAGTATATAAGTAGTTGCGCCCCCGAAAAGTGACTCACAAAAATATTTGTAATAACTGTTCGAGTTTTCAATTAAAGAATTAAAAAGGTTGCTTGATATACTTGGGTGATTATCTCCATGCTCCCCATCGAAAGATGCAGGTAATACTATTTTCATGTAAACAAGAAGAGATAAGGATGCCTGCGATAATCTAGTCACCCCTCTTATAATTATATCTTTATTGTTTATATTTTTTGCAACAGAGCTCGCGAACTCCATCACGACTAGAATCAAGAACACATTAATTACTATTTGATACGATGATAACGCTGCAACTAAGATAAGCGTTTGTGTAACATATGATAACAAATGAGATTTACATCTCACGTAAAAAGCATTAAAGCAAAGCGATATGCCAATCATTATTGTTAGCACGTCAAATCTATAAGTTAAAACCTCGAATATAAAAGGCGATGAAAAAAAGCTCACCATTACAAGTGATGCATAAATGTCTTTACCAACATATTCATTTCTGAAGTTATAAAATGTAAATAAAATAAACCCGAGCGCTAAGATATGTGGCAGTGGGTGCATATCAGCGATATGCTTTCCAAAGTTTAATGCAATCATAACGGCATCGGCAAAAGGCCTGCCGTCTATTCCCCATCGGGTATATCCTTCGGAAGATCTACCAATGTCATCAATGTAGTAGATATTTGACGTAATAAAAGGTAGAAAAATAACCAAGAGCATTAAAAATAATGCAAAATATTGGTTGTTTTTGTTTTCAATGCTCATTTGTTACCCTTAAGAATGTATCTAGGTCTGTTTTTGACCTCAACATATATTCTGCCAATGTACTCACCAAGCACACCGATCCCTATAAGCTGCACGCCGCCAAGGAACAAAATAGATACTAGCAAGGATGGATACCCACGAACTGGATTTCCAAATGCCAGCGTGTCAACAATCATCCACGCACCGTACAGGAATGAAAGCCCCGCAACGAACAGGCCTATATAAGTCCACATACGGAGAGGGAATGTGGAAAAGCTTGTGATCCCTTCAAGGGCAAGGTTCCACAATTTCCATCCATTGAATTTTGTATTACCGGCAACGCGCTCAGCACGCGCGTATTCAACAACATCAGTGCGACCACCAACCCAGCTCAATATGCCTTTCATGAACAGATTGCGTTCTGGCATGAGCTTTATGTTTTCTACAACATCACGCGACATCAGGCGAAAATCACCCACGTTTTCTTCAATCTTTGGATTGCTGATTTTATTGTGGAGTTTATAGAACCACTCGGCAGATTTACGCTTTAATCTGCTGTCGGTAGAGCGATCAGAACGCTTTGCCAGAACCATTTCCGCACCGGCCTGCCACTTCTCAATCAGGTGTGGGATTACCTCTATAGGGTCCTGCAAATCTACGTCAATGGGGATGATTGCTTCACCGGTTGCGTGGTCAAGCCCGGCGAACAGCGCGGGCTCTTTACCGAAGTTTCTTGTGAATGACAGTGGAACAACCAGCGGATCGGCAACAGCAAGCGCGTTGATAATTGATTCTGTCGCGTCTTTGCTTCCGTCATTTATGAAAACTATTTCGACTTCATGCTGCTGAAGCCCTTCAAATTCCCGAACGGTTTTATAAAAAATCGGTATCGCGTCTTCCTCGTTGAAGACGGGTACGACCAGAGAAATTTTCATTTCGCATCCCTAAAGACAATGAACTTTGAATAAATGAAACCGCACACCAAACTGATGGCAGAGAACACGACTAATGTGATGATAGGGGCCATACCAGACTTATCGGCAGCCCAACCAACAGCTGCGCTCAAGGTTCCCATAAATCCAACATACAGCATGTAGCGCATGGTGGTTGTGGAGGACTTAAAAGTGAACCTGGCGTTTGCAAAGAAGCTGAACGACACCGCTACGACGAAACCGGCGAAGTTGCCAAGTGCCTGACCTGTATGGAATGCGTAAATGCAAACGGCGAACACCACCCAATGAATGAGCGTGTTGATAACACCTATTGATGTGTACTTGGCGAATAACTTTAACATTATAGAAATCAGTGAATTCGGAAAGGTCTGAAGTTTAGCATCACTGTCCAACTTGATCGACTCTCATATTTGACGATACTGTATATAAATACAGTTGTTTTGGGAGGTGGCCATGGAGGCAAAAGCTCAGCGATTCAGGCTTGATAAATTATGTGGCGTTAACCGCTACTCCTGCCTGGTTGAAACGTCAGGCGGTTATGCGCTTTTTCAACCTGATCTTGTGCCATCCAACGGAACGCGCGTGCTGGTGCATGCGTTCGGCCAGCTACAGTTCGCGGTCGTTATGGGCGGTGCGCTCATCACAGAAGACGGTGAAAGCATAGAAGGCGATGGTTTAGATGAAGTTGAAGTCATGGGAGTGGTAACCTTCTTTATAAATGGCGCTGCGGCGTTCACAGACGACAATCCGGTGATGTGATGTTTGCCCTGGTCGATGTGAACTCATTTTATGCAAGTTGCGAGACGGTATTCAGACCAGACCTGCGTGGTCGGCCGGTGGTTGTTCTTTCGAATAATGACGGCTGCGTAATAGCACGTAGCGCAGAAGCAAAGGCTGCCGGGATAGCGATGGGTGAGCCGTTCTTCAAGCAGAAGGAATTATTCCGGCGCGCTGGTGTTGTTTGCTTCAGCAGCAACTACGAGCTGTACGCAGACATGTCCAGCCGGGTAATGACCACGCTGGAAGAAATGAGCCCGCGCGTGGAAATTTACAGCATAGACGAAGCCTTTTGCGACCTGACCGGCGTAAGAAACTGCCGTGACCTGACTGAGTTCGGGAAAGAGATCCGCGCGACTATTTTACAGCGGACGCATCTTACAGTCGGCGTCGGCATAGCGCAGACCAAGACGCTGGCTAAGCTGGCTAACCATGCTGCGAAAAAATGGCAGCGGCAGACGGGCGGGGTGGTCGATCTCTCAAACGTCGACCGGCAGCGAAGGTTACTGGCGCTTGTTCCTGTGGAGGATGTCTGGGGCGTTGGTCGGCGCATCAGCAAGAAGCTGAACGCTATGGGCATCAAAACCGCACTGGACCTTTCAGAGCAGAGTACGTGGATTATCCGTAAACACTTTAATGTGGTGCTGGAGCGAACTGTGCGGGAACTGCGTGGTGAGCCATGCCTGGATCTGGAAGAGTTCGCGCCGGTGAAGCAGGAAATCGTATGCAGCCGATCGTTTGGCGAACGCATTACTGACTATGAGCAAATGCGGCAGGCTATTTGTAGCTACGCGGCCCGTGGCGCTGAGAAGCTTCGCGGCGAGCACCAGTATTGCCGTTTTATATCCGCCTTCGTTAAGACCTCTCCATTTGCCCTTAATGAGCCGTATTACGGAAACAGCGCATCGGTAAGGCTGCTCACGCCAACTCAGGACAGCAGAGACATCATCAACGCCGCGGTAAAGTGTCTGGACAAAATATGGAAGGACGGTCACCGGTACCAGAAAGCGGGTGTCATGCTGGGTGACTTCTTCAGCCAGGGCGTGGCCCAACTCAACCTGTTCGACGACAGCGCTCCGCGTGCCGGAAGTGAAAAGTTGATGGAAGTGCTGGATCACCTGAATGCAAAGGACGGAAAGGGCACGCTCTATTTTGCCGGGCAGGGTATACAGCAGCAGTGGCAGATGAAGCGTGAAATGCTGTCGCCTCGATACACTACGAGATTTTCAGATTTGCTTGTTGTCCGATAAAAGAGGTGCGCACCTGATAAATCTTACAATCGGATCGGTGGTGATTATGCAGATCAAGGCATTGGGCGTAAAGCGGCAAGTTGCGAAACTGGAAGGAGCTACGCAAAGTTGGTGGATCGGGAAATTACAAAGCGATGTCTGGTGGCATGGCTATGCATTCTCTGTGTCATAGATGTGTCATGCATGGATGTATCACAAGAAAACGAGAAAGCAGGTAACGACACGTAATGACACAAACACGTTGCGAGCGCGGAAAAACCAATGATATTACAGTGCGTTAAATAGTACTCTACGTTCTTCTAAGCCGTAGGTCGTAGGTTCGAATCCTACAGGGCGTGCCATTTAAAAACAGGCGCTTACGCCAGTTTCAAGCCAGCCTGATTTTCTTCATGAAACACCCATCGCGAAAGTAGCGTTAACGCACATTTTTCACAGCACAATTGACTGTTATAACAGTATTTTTCTTACGCTGTGGCAATTTTGTTATTCCTCTACCATGCTCATATCACCTCACTCTCACTCGTGGGGCTTTTTGTAGTTGCTGATTAATCTCAAGGAAAAAGGTTATGAAAAAAACGACTGCTATTTTGATGGGCGCTGCATTTCTGTTTACCACCAATACCTTTGCGGCTGAACTGCTGACGAAAAACGAGTTTGAGAAAGTTGAGTCTCAGTATGAAAAAATCGGTACCGTGAGCACGGCTAACGAAGTCTCTGTCGACGATGCGAAAAAAGAGCTGGTCGAAAAGGCCGATAAAGAAGGTGCTGATGTACTGGTGCTGACTTCCGGTAATACAAACAACAAAATTCACGGCACCGCCGATATTTACAAGAAAAAATAA